AGAACAGTCCGAACGATCCGCTGCCGGACCGCGACCGGAGCCACCACCGCCGCCTTGTTTTTCGCCATCGTCCACCGCTCCCGCACGAGTAAGGTATTCTTCGATCCGATCTTCCAGCCGTCTCAGCGTCGCGTCAAGGCTTTGTCCGGAGCCTTGCCTCCGTTTTTGCCAGACGCGCCGCGTTCAGTTCGTTCCCGCGAAATCGACAACCGAACTCCAGAGCCGCTTTCGCCGTGTATCCCATCCCACAACAAGGATCCAAGATCACCGGCTCCGCCACACCGACAGCCGCCAAACTCGCGACAAGCGGGCCGACGGACTTCCGGACCGTATCGTAGCCCTTCGTTCCTTGAATCTCCTCCGCGTACCCCGCCGGGTAAAAGAACCCCGGCCTCGCGAACAAGTGCAAGTCCAGCCTCAATCGTTGCGACGTTGCCCCGTAAATCGTTTCCGGGATCCCGTGCGGAACGAACCCGGCCCCCGTCGCCCTCGCTTGTATCGTGTCACGCCAGCGTTGCCCGTACTCGACCAGCAGGTACTTCAAAGCGTAGCTCTCCGCGATCCCGAAGAACTTCCCGATGAACGCCTCAAACTCCATCGGGACGGTTTCCGCCCCGGTCGTCTTCTTGTTGTACGTTGCCCAATACTTTAGGTTCCCTCCACCCCACGGCGGATCCGAGTACAGGATGTCCGCCTTCACGCCGCTCATCAGCTCGTCGATCCCGTTCTGGATGTCCCCATGCTGAATCCGATGCGCCCCGATTGTCTTGATCGTCATGCCGCCCGCCCTTCGTGACCACGAACCAGAGAACGCCGGACCGCCCGGCGTTCATTCGTTTCAGATGTTACCACAGACGCCGCCACGCTCACGCCTTGGCCTTCCGCGTCGTCCCCGGCCCCGAACACCGCCAGCACTCCCGGACGTCGCCCGGACTCGCCTTGGCCTTCTCGGCCAACGCCCGGACGATTGTGTCCGTCCCGGCTCCGCAGTCCATGACGTCGATCATCGCATCGGCCCACACCGTCACTTCCTTGTAGCGGACCTCGCCGCTCCGGAGTTCCCTCGCCACGTATCCGCCGAATTTAGCTTCCCATTTCGTTTTCATCGCAGTCGTCCTTTCGGTTGAAGAGTTTCAGTGTTCCACGATCAAGACGTAGATGTCCCCGGAGATCTCCCCCGCGTTGTCGCCGTTCGCCACCCGAGTCAAGATCGACGCCGCACAAGTCAGCTTGGCAGTTTCCACCGCCACGGCCGCGTCACGCTCCGCCCACTTTTTGAAGGGGCCGAGTTCCCGGAAGTTTTCGTTCATGTGATCCCTTTCGTCGTCCGTTGAAGATTGTTCGCCACCGCCGCCCGGCTCATTTCCGCCAGTCGAACCCGGTCTTGTGAATCGACCCGATGTTTTGCCCGGCCCACTTGCCCCGCGTCAGTTGGACCCGGACGAACTCCGCCCCCTTGGGGGTCCAGTCCTGATGAAGCGACACCAACCGGTCGTCAACCACCTTGCCGGAGCAGGTCGCGTAGTCCATCCCGACCGAGACCACCGTGAAGCCGTGCTTAGCCACAAGAGGAAGGGCGGCCGACAGTTTGTATTCGTTGCGCCGTGTCATCATGATCAAGCCTCCGTTCGTCGTCCGTTCGGTTTGTCGCAGCCGCGTTGGTTGCGTGTAGGGAGTATCGTCTCCCCGCGTTCGTTTGTCCACATCAACCCGCACGTTTTTTTCGGATTGTTGGGAATAGTTCTTTCGACTCAATCCGTCACGCTGAACCCAAGGGCTTTCCCGGCGTCAATTGCCACCTCCCGGAACATCGCCGGGTAGGCCGCGACCGCACAGAACACCCCAACCGTCCTCGTGATCTGGCGAAGATTGTCCACCGACATCGCCGTCACTTTCGCCGTTTTCAGGTCTTTGATTTTGTTTCGCACGTTCGCTTCGATTGCATCTCGGTCAGTCATCGCTCGCCCCTTTTTCGTTTCGGAACCGCCACACCGGGCCGGGACCACATCGGCCCCAGCCAGCCGCCACCCGTTCACCGACCCATCGTGCCCATCGACAGGTAGAGCCCTGTCGCCCGTTCGATCACGTCCCGGAGATTCTCCGCGTAGACGTCGCCGAACTCCGCAGCGACCGTCACCGGAATCGTGTAGGTCTTCCGCGACATCCGGCCGAGTTTCTCCAGCTTCACCGTGTACGTGTCCGACGCCTCAAGCGTCACCTTGCACAGATTCGCCACCGGGCAGCCCTTGAACCGGAACCGCAGCGTCCGGCCTCCGTTGTCGGAGTAGAAGTCGTAGGCTCCGATCATCACCGTCAGCCGACGGCTCCCGCCGAGCTGTCGTAGGATGATGTCAGCCGGTTTGATCTCGCTTGTTGTCGTCATCGCATCGTCTCCTGTTCGTCGTCCGTCCAAGATGCTCGGCCCCACATTGGAGCCGGGCTAGAGTCAGTCACTCACAACCATCCGAAGAACCGGACCCCACCTTGAATCCACAGCGGGCTCAGCTTCATCTCCGCGATGATCTCCGGGCCGCACTCCACCCACACGCCATCCGGAGCCGCCCCGCCTTGGCAGGCGACAATGTTCGTGCAGTTGTAGTTCCGCTTTCCGTCGAAGTTGGCGTTCCGGAATGTTTTCGGGCTCTGCTCCGCCTCTTCCGCCGCAGCGTACCGGGCCGCCCTCGCGATCTCGGCCTCCGTCGCGACCTTCCAGCCGATCCCTTTGGCGTCCGGGCCGTCAATCGTCCCGACCATCTCCCGGCCGTCACCGACCGCTACGACGTGCCAGTCGCCCCACCTGTTCGTCTCGTGATTGACGACTTCGCCGAGTCGTTTCGAGTAGCCGTCATTCGCCAGAATCTTAGTTCCGATTGCAATCATCGTTCAGCCCTTTCGTCGTCCGTTTGGGGTTCGTTGCAACCGGCGTCCGGTTGCGATGTAGGGAGTATCGGCTCTCGGCGTCCGTTCGTCAATCTCAACTCGTCCGTTTTTTTTGGAATCAGCGGAATAGCTTTACGGACCCACCAGCCGCCGTGTCCCGCCGCTTCAACAGATCGTTCACGACCTCGAAGAGTTCCGTGCCGGAGAACTCGCCGAACCCACGCCGGACAAGCTCTATTCGCTCCAGCACCGCCCACGCCTCCGGTGCCAGCGACATCATCGCCGCCGCCTCCGTCGCGATCTTCTCGGCCGTCCCGCGATCTCCGTTCGCCAGAGCGTCGTTGACCATCTCGTTCAGTTCTTCGATCTCCAGCAGCCCGGTGTCAGTCCTGTCCATGCCATCGCGGACGAAGTGATGCACGTTCAGCGGTAATTTTGCGTTCTCGTTCATCGTCTCGACTTTCCCGGCTTCCGCCGTTTCTTTTTCTTGGTTTCGGACGTTCGGATCAACTGGCTCAAGCAGTCTTTCACCACTGTGCGAAGGCATTGATTTTCGCTCTCCACCGCAGCCAACATGTCCAGTACTGCCGAGACGTCCCCCATCCTCACAGCCGGCCAGCCATCCGGCTCGTGATCGTCTTCGAGAAGTCTCAACCGTTCCCTCGCTTCGTCGCTCATAGATCCCCCTCGCACGCTTCGGCCGCGATCTCAAGGCATTCCGCACGGTCCGGCCCCGCTTCGATCTCCGCCACGATCTCACCGGAACGCGAGAAGCTGGCGTCCTCCGACAACACCCGTGTCAGCCCGTGCGACTCCAAACAATAGCCGTCGATCACCCACAGACGATCCACTCCGATGCGGGCCGTCCAGTAGACCTTCGTCGGGTCGTCACCGGGCCTCCGCCCGTCGCCGCCGCTTGTATTCCCGCATGTAGGCGTTGTACTTGTCACGATTTTCCTCCTGCCATTTTTTGTGAAGAACCCCAACACACACTTTGCATCTGCACGTTTTCCCGGCCCATCTTCCAGATTTGTCGTTTCCGAACTCATCCAACGTCTTGACGGTCTTACAAACAGAGCATCTTTTCAGATCCGGCCCAACCACATAGAACTCATCGCCGCTGTAAGCGAAGTGTCGGCTGTTGCACGACATGCACAGAAACGTCATTTCCCCATCGCGGTCGTGCTGCAACGTCAACACAGTGTCGGCCCCCTCCGCCCGTGTCCAATTCATTTCGCGTTTGCATATTGGGCATGTCGTCCCACTCTTTTTTGCAATCGCTTCGAGTCGCTCCATCGTGGGGACCTCCGTCCCCCTCCGAACGCACGATTCCCGCATTGTCACGAACCGGAAGTGAATCCGGCATACCGGCGTCCGTCCGCGTTGACGGGTAGCCTCCGCTTCACACCATCGGCATTTCACAGACATAGCATTCCCCCTTTTTCTAAGTGGTCCGCACGTCTGTTTATTATCATTCGCTCCGACGCCATGTCAACGGCACAACGCCCGGTAGGCCGCGTCCAAGGCTTCCGACGCCTCGCCCAGCGTGTCCAGCAGCTCCGCCTTGCTCGTCCCGTTCAAGTGTACCGTCGGCAGTTGAATCGACATTCCGCACCCTTTCGTTTGAAGCTTCGCACGTCCACCCCACCGGCCGTCACAACGACGGAACCGGCTCAACAGATCTCGCTTTGAACCACGCAATCGTCGCCGCTTCCTTGTCCGCCGGAATCGTGCAGTTGAGATCCCGAGCGACCTGGAAGACCTCCAGATGCCGCCACGTTTCCGGCACCTCGCACCGCAAGACCAACGGTCCGCCTTCCCGGTAGCGGCAAAGCTCTGTCGGCCGCGACCCGCCCCGGATTGCCTCACGTACCGCTTGGCGTTCGGACTCCGTCATCCGGTCCATCGTCATCGCCACCGCCATCTGAAAGCCCGTTGAAGTCATCATCGCAAGTCCCCTTTCGTCGTCCGTCAGTCGTTGATCAGAATAAGCCGCACGCACCCGAGATCTTGGCGATAGTGTGCCGTCCCGTCCTCGTCGATTTCCACCCGCGTCAAAGGCTGCCCGTTCCCGAGCGTCGTCGCCAGCTTCTCCGGAACGCAACCGGGCGGGCAGCCGATTGTCGAAGCTTCCGTCAAGAATCGGTAGCCGCCTGCTTCCGTCGTGTTCTTCGCCGTCACCGTTTGAATCGTCATGTCGTCCCTTTCGTCGTCCGTTAGAAACAGAGCCCGCTCACAGCGTGAACGTGACCCACCAGTGAGAACTCTTGGCAGTTGACGCCCCGCCGTTGAACGACCTCCAGACCTCCCCAGAATCGACCACAACAGCCTCCGGGTAAGCGGCCTTGACCATATCGACAACATCTTGCGACGTGACCCCGTTCCGGTAAAAGAACCCGCGTCGGTAAGTGAAGACGCCCGCCCGCTTTGTCACTTCCCCACCGATGCGTTCACCCACTTGAGAAGCTGTCGGCGATTTCGTCATGGTCGTCATATCGTCCCTTTCGTCGTCCGCAGGAATCGCCCGGTCCGCACGTTGCGAACCGGGCAGTTTGAACCGTCCGCCTCAGTTGGCGAACCGTCCGCCTCAGTTGGCGAACCGTGGCCGGTCGTAGATTTCCCCGTCCCGGCCGATCCAAACCGAACCGAAGACCATCGCGATCTCGACCTCGATAGCCGAAGGTTCCGCTGCGAAGGTTCTCATCGCAACCACAACCGCTTCCGCAAGTGTTTTAACCATTGTCTCAGCTCCTCAGTTCGTCGTCCGTCCGGGATTCGCAGTCACGTCAACCGCGTTGCGTGTAGTATCGTCTCCGCCGTCCCGATTGTCAACGCAATTCGCCAGCGTTTTTTCGGAATTGTGGAAATAGTTTCTTTCGCACCGCCAGCCGGGACAACAGAACGTGAATCCTCGTCATCCCGACCGACGGCCGCTCTGCGTTCTTTTCGAGCCACCAGACCGGCTCCGCCATCAGCCGGTCGAAGTATTCACGCTTTGTCACGAACGGCCTTTCGTAATCTCCGGACCGTTTCGTAGTGGACCCCGAAGGCGTCCGCCGTCTCGTAGTTGCTCCCCGGATGCGCCAAGATCGCCTGCCGCGTCTCCTCCGGCATCCCCGGCCGTCCAGAGTTCCCGGACCGAGCCGACGCCTTCGCGGCCTTCGTGACCTGTTTCTTCTGTGCCCGGAGCCGCGACTCGCATTCCGCCAGCAACGCCTCCGTGACCTCCGACACCCTCGCCGCGTCCACCAACGCCCGCATCAGCTCAACCATCGACCTCTTGACCGCCATGTTCTCACCCTTTCAGTTTCGTCGCACCGACACCTCAAAGCACCGTCGCCGTCACCGGCACGTAGTCCACGTCCTCAGCCGACGCCTTTGCCGTGACAACCATCAGACCGGACTCACGGACCGCCTCCGTGAAGACCCGCAGGTTGTGCCCGTCAAGGGCCTCGTAGCACTCCTGCGGGACGGCCAGCAACGCCGGGACGCCAGCCGCCTTGAACACTGTTGCCGCCAATCGCAACGCCACTGTCCACATCTCTCCGGGGCTCAGATCGGACGCGAAACACTCGCCCCGCTTGTGACCGTCCACGACCAGACGCCCTTCCTTCGACACCCGGACGCCGCACCCGACGGCGTTGATCGGACCGGCCAGCAGCCCGGCCACCTTTGCCGCCGCGTCCCGGATCACGACCGCGTCGCAACCCAGCGACGACGCCTTGATTCTCGCCCTCGTCGCCCGCTCCATCGTCGCTTTTCCATCGCGGATCTTTGCCCCAGCGATGACAGCCGTCTCCGCCGCGATCTCCGCCACCGAGGCCGCGTCCAGTTCCGCCTCTGTCGGATGAACGACCGACGGGACCAGCTTGGCCTTCGCCGCATCACGCCGGGCCGCCACCGCTTTCGCCGACGACAGCCGAAGTGCGGACTGCTCACAATCCCGCAACTCGACCGCTTCCGCCGCCGATGCCGCCCGAAGCTCCTCTTCCGCCTTCCCGCGACGTTTCACCGCTTCGTCATAAGATTTCTTGAGCAAGTCGAGTTCGTCGGCCCAGTCGTCCACAGACACGACCTCGACCGAATCGATCAGCAGCTTGGCCTCCTCCGCGATCCGTGCCGCCTCGACCGCCAGCCGCCCCTGTTCCCGCAGCCGAGCGGAGTTCTGAGACGCCTCCGTCCACCGCTTCGTCAGAACGTCGCCGTCACTCTCCGCCGTCAGATCGACCCCGGCCAGCGTCCCTTCGAGCGTCGCCGCGTCTTGCTCCGCCCGTGCCGCCTCCGCTTCTATCTCGCGTGCCCCGAACTCCAAGTCACGCTTGGCGCCGTTCACGAAGTCCACCGCCGACACCGCCGCCAGCTTCGCCGTCTTGTCCGTCACGTTCGCGTCGTAGAGATCGGAAGTGCCGATCAGGGCCTTCACCGACTCGACCGTCACCTTGACCCCGAGCAGCGTCGCCAGCGTCTTGATCCGTTGCTTGTCGGCCGCCACCGGGTCCTTCAATCCCGGATCGACGAACTTGGACAAGTCGAACCCGTCCTCCACCGCCAGCACCTCCAGCTCTCCAGTCCGCCGGTTCTGCCCCTTGCGTCCGACCTTGATCGTAATCCCCAACCCAGAGACCGACCCGCCCTCAGTGCCGTCACGGGCCTCCAGCGACGTGCCGCCGACGGCCAACGCCGTGACAGCCGCCAACGTCTCCGACTTTCCCGCCCCATTCGACCCCGTCAGCACAGTGACGTGACCGGGCCGCAAAGGGATTGAAGCCCGCTCGACCGGGCCGATGTTTTCAATCTCAATCTTTAACTCGTCCGTTGCCTCGACCGGCTCCGCCGCCTTGGCCGTTTTCATCTTCGCCATCGCCGCACCCCTTCCGTTTCGTGTTTTTTTCACGGTCTACGACCGATCCAGAAACATAACGACGGCGGCGCGAATCGGATCACGGAACCCGCCCGAATTATTCGCGACGGCCGTACCCAGCGAAAACGCCGATCCAGTCGCCCTCCGGCTTCGTGGCTAGGTAGCACGCGAACGTCTGTTCCGCTTCGTCAACCGGAAGGAACAGATCGTAGCCCGACAACACCAAGCGGGCCGCGTACTCGACCCGGCAAGGCATCGGGCAGCCGTCGAACGGGCCGCCGCGTAAGTCGAACAAGATCACGCCCGGCACTCGCTTTGCGACCCTTAGAGCCTTGTGCAGCCGTCGAACCGTGATCGGATCAGACATCACTTGCACTCTCGGCAAAGGACGCCGGAGACGACTTCGCGGAACAGCTCCGACGCCTCGACCAGTTGGCCGCACCGCTTGCACGTCCCGACGACATCCACTTGGACCGTGTAATGCAGTGCCAGCGATCCCTGCACCATCGCCTCAGCCGCCCGGACCCCGAGTCCTTCGGAGGCCGCGATTACCCTGCGGACCTCCGGACCCGTCGGGGTCGCAAGGTAGACGTCGTAGATCCGTTCGCGTTGTCCAAGCATCTCGGCCTCCGTGCCACACCTTAACCCGCCGCCTCACACTCACGCAAGCCGATGAACCGCCACGTAGACGCCCGGTTCGCCGTATTCTTTCCGCAGCGTCTCCACGACAATCTGCGAATCGTCCACGTAGACGATCCCCGTCATCGCGTCCTCGACCGCCCTCGCGAGTTTCAGGACGTCCGGCTTTGACGTCGGCCACTTCGGAGCCGAGTCCTTGAGAACATCCTCGTTCTTCCCGGTCCCGTAGTGCCCCTTTGGCCGAGCCACCCGGAACGTCAGGAACACCGACACCGCCTCACGTGTCGGCTCCCTCCCGAACATCGCCTCCGCCGCCGCGTCCGCGACCGCCGCCTTCCATCCCTTGGCTTTCGGGTTGTTGTCGATCACGCTCACGACGACGCCGCCGTTCGGCCTCCGGAAAGGCTCCCGAGTCTTCCGATTCAGCGGGACGAAAGCGTTCTTCGACCCCGCTGGCTCCGGCTTCCCGGAGACGTTCATCGTTATCATTACTCGCAGCATCCGACGCCCCTCACCCTAGAACGGCAGCACGGTCTTCGGGACGCACGCCGCACCGACCTTGTCGATCACCGCCGCGTCCCACTCGCCCAGCACGTCGGCACTTCCGTTCGCCGCAAGGTAAGCCCGCATGTCCGCCACCGCAGCCGCGATTGCCTTTGGCCTCGTGTCGTGAGACGGCCGAAGGACTGACGGGTAGGCTCCGACCTCGCCGCCTGCGTCTCCGTCGGTAAAATCCTCGACCATCCAGCCGGACCGCCACCCGCCCCGCTTATCAACGACAATCACGCTGGATTCCGGGTAGTTGCCCGGCTGAATCTCAATCGTCTCGCAGCCAGCAACGATGTCTCCCTCCGCGTCGATGCACGGATCCCCGTAACAGCCGACGCGATGCAGATCCAGCTCGCCGCACTTCTCGCACTCCGGAGTTTCAAGGTCGAACCAGTCGCGGCATTCCTCACAAAACAGATGCGTCGGCTCACCCGCGACTTGCGTCTCCGCGACTTGCGTCTCCGCGACCACCAACGCCGCACCGTCGTCACCAACCCACGCCGTCACTACGTCGGCAAGCTGCTTGAGTTTCGCCGGGCCGAGTCCCTTGATCTTGAGTTTCCCGGCTCGCATCGCTGGCCAGATGTCCTTGCAAGTATGCAGCCCCTCAGCCGCCAGCAGTGCGACCACACCCGGCGGAACCGCGACCATCTCGTCCTGCTCACCCGGTATCGAGATCGACCCCAGCCTCGCGTCGATCCTCCTCACGCCCGCCGGGATTTCCTCCGGCTTTCCGGTCGTCAGCTCGTCGTCCGGCCCCGTGTCCTCTTGCGCGACATCGCCAGCGACCGCCACAAGTTTCGCTTTCGCCGCCTCCGGGTTCGCCTTGACAGCCGTCACCGGAGCCGGAGCATCGTCGAACGGCAGGGCCATCTGTCCCGACGCACGATCCCGAACCAGCTTCCGAAGATGCTCAATCGCCGCCTCGAATCGTTTCTTGGCCTCTTTCCTCACCGCGTCCGCGTCCGCCAGCTCCGACTGAGCGTAGGCCGCCTCCTGCTCCGCTTGGCAGATCATATCGTCCGCCACCGACACCCCGGACAAGCGGGCCTTGAGCGTCGCGATTTCTCGCCTCGCGACCATCAGTTCTTCTACTCCGTCCACGACCGCACCCTCGTCACTCATTCTATCCGTCCGATCCTTTTCGCGTCCGCACCCAAGTATCCGGCAGAACGCCCGCCGGAATCCGCACCGCTCACAAGCCTCTTGACGTGTTCTGGCAGTCCGCACGCGATCCGCACGACCGCCGGGCCGTCGTGCCCGCTCGCCCCGTTCTCGACCGCACAGAGACCCCTCAGCGGCCTCACGTCGTCAGCCGCCACCCCCGACGACATCAACGCCTTGTATGTCGCCTCGAAGTTCTTCCTCAGCCACGTGTCCGTTTTTTCCCCGGCCGGAGTCCCGCAGAACTCAACCCACCCGCCCAACGCCCTGACGGTCGCGTTCACCAACGGGTCGTCGAAGTCTACCGACCGATAGGAACCCCACACCGGCACCGCTGTTTTCGCGACCAACCACGCCTTGACCGCCCTCGCGTCCGGCGTCACGACCCCGGCCATCTCCCGCAACTCCGACACCGTCGGGAAGAACTTCCGGCTCTTGATCGCTTCCATCACTGCCGACTCGACCGCCTCAATCGGCAAGTCCGAAGTCCCCACGTCGTAGGCCCGGATCGTCAGCGGCGTCACCGGTTTCAGAAACGACTCCGCCAGAATCTGCACCGCCTCCGCGATGCGTCTCGGCCGGTCGTCAGCCCTGCCCGAACCGGGCGAGGTATTCGCTGGCGGCCGTCCGGCTCCCCCTTGGGTCGTCAGCTTGTTTCCGATTGTTGTCATCACGATAGCCCCCGTCGATCAGCACTCGGCAGATCGGCACACCCGCCCCGTTGCAAGCTCCCCGGAGAAGTTTCTCCAGACGGAACCAGCCGCCCCTCACAAACGACGCCCGCTCGATCTCGGATCTCACCGCTTCGCGATCGGATAGGCATTCGCGAGCCGTGTCGTTTTTTAAGAACGCCGCCCACGCCGTCTTGAGTTCCTTCGCCGGATTGTCCGGCTTCACTCCGTGAGACACAAGCCCCGCGTCGTGCAACTCGTTCCACCAGAAACACAAGTCCCGAAGACCGTCGCCGCAACTCGGCCGCGACAGGATTGCCGCCGCTTCCCTCAGCGTGTCCGGCGGCACATTCTCCGCCAGCCACTCCACCCACTGCTCCGCCGTGCCGTCCCGGCAAGGCTGCTCCACACCGAACAAGCTGGCCATCACTCACCCCCGTTCAAGCGTGCAGTCCTCGCCAGAACCGCCGCTTCAATGATCTCCGCAAAGTCCTCGAACTCCGCTGCACCGTTGACGTCCCACCGAGTCATTACCAGCTCCAGCGACATTACTGACCTCGCTCTCCGGATCGCATCTAGCACTTGCCGCACCGCCTCCGGACGGACCGGTTCAGTCGGGACCGGCTCCGCCCGCTCCTCCTCACGCTCCGGGATGTCCGCGTCCCGACCAGATAGCGACGCGATCACGGCCATCATCCCGTCCGCTCCGATCCCAAGACCGGGCAAAGCCTCCGCAATAGCCACCCGGTCCGTCGCCGTCCCGGTCGCAATCTTCGCCACGAGATAGTCCGCGAGCGGCCGGGTATCACTGGAGTCTTGTCGCAGGTGTGTCGGCAGACACGACCTCCGATCCGGCAGCGACCCCGGCCGCTCAACCTCGACCACTGACGCCCCGGCCCCGAACCCGGACTCCGCGACCACGGTTGCCCGCTTGGCCGCGACTGTGGCCTCGTGTACCGCGTCCATTTCCTCGCGACACCGCAGCCCGGACAGGCACGACGGGTACGCTTTGCGTACCGCCGACGCCTCCGCACATTTGCAGATTTGCCCGGCCGGGTCGTCCTTCCAGCGACTCCGCCCGGTTGAGAACACCGCCAGCGACAACGCATCCGACGACGGGACCAGTCGATCTTTGCGAAAGACCTCCGCCCAGCCACCGATCAGGATCTCGCCCTTGTAGACAAGATCCCCCTCCCGCTTGATCGGCTCGCCGTCACCGACCTGCACGACCACGCCAGACCGCATCCCGTCGTACTGCGGAGACGCCTCCGCCCGTTTCAGGAACGCTTGGTGTGACGTGATCAGATTGAACTTCGCCCCGTCCTGCGTGTCGTAGCCGACGCAGTATGCGTCGTTCACCCACGGGTTCAGTCCTTGGGCCTTGCAGAGCATGCAGTACCGCACCACGTCGGCGTCTGATGGCAACTGCCCGCTCCTCGTCGGCGTGCAAAGGAACTGCCGGACCCGGTCGATTGTCAGCGTAATCGCCTCACGCTCCCCGAACGGCACGTAGTTCACCGTGAACCCCGCCTTCTCCACTTTCGCGACCTCATTCCCGCTCATGTCAGCCCCCTCTTGTTTCCACGCCCAATGAATTGACGAAGTCGTCCAGCAGCTCCAACAGCACCGGAGTCACACGGTATCTGTGACGAAACGACGCGACCGGCGTAGCGGATCGCGATTTCCGGCAGCGGCCACAGAAACAGTCACACTCTGCGCCGGGTATCGCCGCCGCCATCTTCGCGACGATACTGCACAGCCGCTCCACCATGTCCGCCGCCGTCTCAATCGTCCGCGTCACCTCGCCCCCCGGCTTGTGCCGCATCTCGTCCGCACGACGCAGCCCGTACTCCCGAATCGTCTGCCGGATTTCTCCGAGCGACTCCACCGCCGTCAGCCCGACTCCGGAACGAGGCCGCACGCTGCACAGACGCCGCATCGTCGCCAGTATCGCCGCTGCCTCCGGGTCTGCGACCGTCGGCTCAATCGAATCCCGCAAGAACGCCATCACGTTTGCCGGTGCGAGGTTCAGCGGTAGATCCCACCGGCCGAGCCAATCCCGGTACACTATCATCCAGTCCGGGCCAGCCCCCAAAGCGTCCGACAGCAACGCCGCCACGTCCTCCTCTGTACGCCGCCCCGTGTTCCGTGCCCGAATCTCATCCCACGTCAGCGACATTGAAGCCCCCCTTTCGCACGACCTCCACCGGCATCGGAATCAGCATGTCCGACGCCAGCACCTGAACCGCCTCGCTCACCCCGGACAGATAGAACCGTTTCGGCTTCCCGTCACCGAGACACAACGCCTTGAAGCCCTCGTCACGGCCGAACCCGAAGGACGCCGTCGGAGACACGCACCGCCGCTTCGTCACGCCGTCCGCCCCCGTGTAGACGATTTGCAGCGCGACCTTGTCCCCGCCGTCACGGATCGCGAAAGCCACTCGGCCCCGGATCGCCTCCGCCGATTGATCGACCGCCTTTTCCGTTTTCGTCTCAGTCACCTTGTGCCCCCTTTTTCCCTGCCGCGTAGGCACAGGTTGACCAATATCCACAGTAGGCTTGGCAACAATTCCATGCCCCAATCGCCGCCGGTTGATAGATCCCGGCTTCCTTCGCCCGGACGGCCGCATCGAACCGGGCCGCCAGAACAGCCACGTCCTCGTCGCCTCGCGTCGTCGCGATCCGTTGACGTTTCTGAGTCGTCCCCGTGTTGATCAGGTTTTCCATCACCAGCTCAACCGGGTATTCACCCGTCTGGATTTTCCTCGCGAAAGCGTAGGCCGTGAACTGGAGCGACTCCGCGACTTCGCCGGTCGTCATCGGCTTCCGTTTCGTTTTGAAGTCCACGACCCGCCCGGCATCGTCCACCATGTCCAGCACCGACACGAGATCGTGTGTCTTATCCGGCAGCACGACCCGAATCGCCGTCTCCACCGCGACCGGCTGATAGACCGGGGCCTGCGTCGTCGCGTGCAACCGAGCCAGCTTCGCCACCTCGTCCACCGCCTCGCCGTGTACCAGCTGCCGGGACCGGCCGCGATCCTCCGCCGCCAGCTCGACACCTTTCGCCGCCTCCAGTTCAAGCTGCGCCACGGAAGCGTCCACGATTTGCCCGGATGGAAGGTCGCAGTGCGAACCGATCTTCTGGCCAAAGTTCAGCTCCGCCCCGCCGTGTACCGCACGGCCCCGGAGCATCGCGTAGTTTGGCGGAATCTTCTCTCGCTCCACATAGGACCGCCGATAGGCTTCCCCGCAATTCGCGAGCGTGTTCAACTGACTCACCGACAAGTGCGGCTTCAACATAGTTTGCCCTCCCCCACCGAAACGACGGGCCGCCGCACCCGGATCACGACAACGAAAAAGCCCGGCAATCCCTTGCCGGGCTCAGTCGGGATCCCTCCCGCCGATCCGTCAGCCAGACTCACCCGGCCATCTCAACCGCGATAGCCAAGGCTCGACTCGACAGCGTCGCCGCTTCGCCGAACCAGAGTGAGTCCACCCTTCTATCGTCCGTCTTGGACGACGTGTACGAAAGCCACTCCGTGACCCCGTTGTAGGCGTCCCACAGCGTCTTTCCGTGATTCCCCCGGCCGTCCACCGCCGCCGCGACGATGTCCCGCATCTTGTTTTCAGTCCGCGTGTGAACCTTCTCGTCCGGCTTGATTTTCAGGACTTGCCGCACGTAGGCCTTGATGTCCTGCCGATTGATCGGCGTCTTCGCCAGCCGTCGGTATTGCTCCACCGTCGCCTCGAATTGGCTGTTGGCCGTGTTCATCACGTCCCGCAAAGCGTTCAGGCTCGACTTGATCCCTGACGTGTGAAGCAGCCTCACCAGATTCGACTCTTCTGAATTGACGGCCAACGCCTCCGTGTTCGCACACACCACCCGAATCGGAGTGAAGCCCGCCCGTGCCGCCCGGCTCCCATCGTGAGCGTTCGACAGCAACACGAACCTTTCGACGTCGTCGCCGTCTTGGACCTCCAGATTCTTGCCCGCGATCCGTGCCAAGCACCACGCCTTCTTGCCGCCCCACAACACCCCGGCCGTGTGAAGCTCCACCAGCCCGGAGTCGATCAGCGGAGAGAACCACTGGAACATCTCCGAGTTCTGCAACACCGTGTAGGCCGGACCGACGACGCCGAAAATGTCCTGCGTGTCCTCCCGGTACGTGTACTGCGCCGGAAGCTCCCGGCCGTCCTGCGTGTAGCAGCCCGCCGTCAAAACCTTGTATCCGGCCCCGCACGCCTCCGACGCAGCCTCCCAGTTTGGCGGAGTGTCGAACCGCGTCCCAAGCCCGTGCCAAGGGGTTTTGCCAACGTAGACCATCGAACCCCGTCCCGCCGCATCAATATCAAGTCCATGCGCCACGATATTCACCTTTCGTTCGCCGTCCGTCCGTCCGTTCCGCCGGGCCGCACATTGCGACCCGGCCGCCACCATAACGCCGTCCACCCGCCGCCGGATCACGATCACCCGCCGCGTCTCCCATTCGGCCGCCGGATCGCTCCGCCGCCGTCCTCGATGCTCAGCGGCTCCACCGCCCCCGGCTGTTCCGCGTTGACCGCAGCGATCACCGCCTCGACCAGTAGCCACCGTCGCGGGACAGCCAGCTTCGGCCCCATTCGCCCCGGCTCGTGCCAGATCCTCCCGCCGCGTCTGTACGTCGCAGGTGAAAGGTTTATCAGCCACCCTTTCGCGTTGTGTTCCAACTGCCAGAACCCGTCTGGATTCAGCACCAGCTTCATCCCGAAAGAGTTCGCCAGCCCAACAGCCTCTTCCTCGACCGAATCAAAGTCATCCATCACCGCCCCCTTTTGTTTCTTCGGACTCGAAGTCATCGTCGCCCATCGTCACCACGCTCCACAGCGTCCACCCAACCGCCACCACGGCTACGAGCCACCCACTCACCAGCACTACCAACAGAGCGACGTCGATTGCAGAATCTGTCACGCTTCACCCCCTTCCTTCGCGTCGATCCGGTCTTGGATCTCCCCGCGATTGATCGTCACCGCCGGGCCAGCCTCGAATCCTAGCTTGACTCGGCCCTCCTGCGTCACCCGCACGACCTTGACCACGATTGTCTCGCCGCCGACCGTCAGCACCACTGTCTGCTCGATGTTTCTTGAAAGTACCAGCATCGTCCCACCCTCCTTGTTGGATCCACCACACCGCCGGGCCGCACATTGCAGCCCGGCGTCGTCCGCCATCTCACCGCACGATCACCGCCATCGCTTCGCGTTCCTCAGCGGCACGCTCGAAGCCGTCTGTCTCCGCCGCCGTTGCCGCCGCGTCCTCCATCGACTCGCCGAGCAGCTCGACCAAGTCCGCCACGCTGTCGTGTTCTCCGCACTCCCGGATTAGCCACCCGAGCGACCGGATCGCCCACGTGCAAGACGGCGACACGACGAAGCACGTCCCATCACTGGCCGTCCGCCACGCACTCAGTTCGCCGATCCCGTTTCCGCTCTGTTCGCCGATCTCGACCGACTTCACCCGGCCATTGTTATCCAGCTCGACAGTGTAATTGACAGCCATTTTCGTCGCTCCTGTTCGTCGTCCGTTCGGGCCAGTCGTTCGCACGTCGCGTCCGACAAGAGGAGTATCGTCCACCCGGCCCCGCAAGTCAACACAATTCGCCCGCGATTTTTACGATTCTCGAAAATAGTCATCCGTCGCATGGGTACGCCTTGCACAGCGTCCTCCAAATTGCTTCCAGTCGTCCGTCTTTCGGAGGATGACAGGCCAGCCACCCGCTCAAATACTGCCCCGTCAGTTCCCGGAACTCATCCGGGTTCACCTCGCCCTTGACCGCCTTGACCGCCAAGCACGCAATCCGGCCGTCGGCGACGTACGCTTCGAGCCATCTGTGTACCACCCGGTTGACCGTCACCAGATTTGCCACAGCATCACGTCGGCCCGACCCGCCGACCAAGTGATGAATCTCCAGCGTGTCGGATGTCCGCGACTCCCGCACGATCCCGAGCATCCACAGCAGCCCCGACAGCTCGCACTCCGGGTTCGCCCGCTTGTACTCCGCCCGGATCTCCGGCCGATCATTCTTGCGAGCCATCCAGCCCCCCTTCGGACCGTCGCGAAGCGTACTTGACCCCGAAGAACTCGCACACCGCGACCCGGTATTCCTCTTTCTGTTTCCGCCAGTTCACCCACGCCCCCGCATCGGCATTGACGCGGGCCTTCCATTCCCGCCGGATGTCCGCTTGCAAGATCGGCCCCCACTCCGTCTTGTCGCAGATCCAGCGTTCCGCCCCCGGCTTCATGTTCGCGGCCGTGTACCTCGCCCACGTCGCAACAATCGCCCCGAGCAAAGCATCCACCTCACACAGCGAGTCGAACGCCCATTCAAGCCGCTTCCCCGGATTCTCCAGACCCGGAATCGACTTCCCTCCAACTGCATCACTCGCACCCATTTTGAATCCGCCTTTCGTCAGCGTCGATTTCCTTTTCCCTCGCCTCCGTCAGCCGGGCCTCAACCCACGCCAACCCGTGCCGCCTCAACCACGTCCGCAGCAGCGTCACAACAGACTGCCCCTGCCTCGTCTCCAAGCTGTCCATAATGCCTCCTTATGCAGTCCAAACGACACCGACACCGCCCCGGATCACACCGCCGCCAGCGTCACGCATCGCACTTGACCAGACGCCTCCGAATCTTTTCCTTCGCGATCCGCCACCGCCCCTTCGTCGTCGGCAGCAACGCACCCATCCGGGCCGCGATCTCCGACAGCGACTCCCCTTCCGCGACTCCACGCAAGACCTCGACCTGCTCCGCGTCCAAGTACTCCAGAACGCCCTCAATCTGTCGCAGCACGTCCCGACGGTCCACCACGTCCACTACCGCCTCGTCGTCGGTAGCCACCACGTCGAGCTGGCTCCAGTCGTCGCCGTTAGCCTCGACGTGACCCAACGCAGACCGCCGCCGAATCTTGGCCGAATCCATCAGGATGTTTCGAGCCATTCGGTACAGCCACGCGACGAATTGCCCCTGCGGTTGATAACCGCCAGCCCCCCGAATCACACGCAGCCACACCTCCTGAGCCACGTCCTCAGCGTCCAGCGACGGGTCGCTTCCGACGCGGGCCGAGATCCACCCGACCAGCCGCCCGCCGTGCCGTTCCACCAGCGTCCCGAAGGCCGCTTGATCTCCGGTCGCCGCCGCTTCCATCAGTTCGTCGTTTGTCATCGTCCGCCCCTTGTTCGTTGTTACCGAAGGGCCGGGCCGCACGTCGCGACCCGGCCAGCGTCCGTCCAGTTCACTCGTCCAGCGAGGCCAGCATTCGCCGAGCGTTCACTTTTTCCAGCGACACAGCGTCCACCAGTTTGACCGGCCTCCCTTGGACGTTGTCGCCGTTCGAGACCGTTGCCGCGACAGCTTTCGCCGATTCCTTCGTGTACCTGTTCGCCATCCCGACGCGAGCCAGTGAGGCCACCCCGTTTGAGTAGCGGAGGAATCCACCCTCAAGCTGCACGACGTAGGTGCAGTCGCACAACATTGACCGCAAGCTCACCTGCATCTGCTCCAGCGTGTCGATTGTTTCGATCAGCGAGTTCTTGATTTCGTCCATCGTCGTCGTTGCGTTCGTCATGATTCCGGCTCCGTTTCGTCGTCCGTTTCGGCCCGCGTCCGCACGTCGCGTTCGCATGGCGGGTTTATAATCGACCGACCGCCGCAACGTCAACACTATTCCGCCGCATTTTTTTGGAATTGTTCGGAATCGCCAAAAATCGCTTCGCGTTCCCTCCGTGCCCGGACTGACGCCGCCATCGCCCGACGGCAGTTTCGACACCTGTCCTTGCTGTGAGCGAAGACCAGCATCGCCTCCGCCGACTGCTCCGGATGAATCACGTTCATGACCTGCTCGCACAGCGACCGGACGAACCCCGGCTCCGTGTACCGCGTGCCGTCCCGGTCTGTCGTCCTCGTGATAGCCACAGCGTGCATCACAGGGTTCCTATGGCTCGTGTGACCGATCACCGTCAGCCGCTCTTTCCGCGTAATCATGACACCCCCTCGAATAGTTGCGGCCCTGACTCCACCACGTCGAACGGGCAAGGCTCGCCCTCCCGCGACTCCGCCGTCTGCCACACCTTCGGGACCGGTCCGACGATTGCCCGGAAATCGTCCCGAAGAGTGTCACGCCGCCGCCTCCGAGTCTTCCGCTCCGGCTTGGCCGCTTCCATCTCTTTTTTCGCACGCCGCGTCAGCTCCCTCCGACACGAGTCCCGGATCTCCGCCCCGCTGAAGTTCGCGACCATCCATTCCAGATAGCTGGCCGGAGTCGCATCCAACCGGACTCCGCGATTTCTGCCGAACGTCCAACACCACGTTTTGTTCATTTTCTCAATCCGATTGTGATTCGAACAGTTTGACGACGATGTTTGACCAAGACCGTACAGACCCCCCTTACCCCCCACCAGCTTCTGATGAGTACGACAAGGTTGAATCCGACGGTCAGTCTGACGCACGACGCCCCGACCTGAGCCGTGATTGTCTGCCAGCGGTTTTGAACCTGCCCGCTGAGTCGCACAATCCGCAACACCCCTACAGGATGAGCCGGGCAGGACTCGAACCTGCGGAACCGGGACGGCTCAACGCGGAGTCCAGAAATGACTGAACCCGCGACATCCGTGGCAGGAAGTAGTCGCGGGTTCAGTTGGTAAAGCGGGCAAGCCCGCGTTAATCCTCGTCTTGTGTCCTGCCACGGACATGGCAAACGATACGCCACGCCGGACGACTCGTCAACCACAACCCACAACGACAGCCGGTCAGGCCGGATCACGAGAATCCCGAGATTCTTCCACCGGGCACGAAAAAGCCCCGAAACGCTGTGGGTCAGTCGTCCGGGGCCGCGTCGGCGTGTCCATTCAGGCCACCGCCGTCAGTCACGTAACCGACCGTACTGGACGGCCGTCACTCGCCTTCCTCGCACAATCACCTGTGTCGTCACCGTAGGCCGCTCCAGAGCGACGACCGGCCTGCGGACGACCGTTCGTTCACGCACCACTGAACGGGCCTCACAGACGCCGTCAGCGAACGCCAGCGATGCCACCACGACCAACAGAATCCAGCCTCGCATATTCTTCGCCTCCACACTGAGCCACCGAACCGCCATCCACGCCGCCGAAAGGTTATCGGAACCACTGCCCCGCACGCAACGGTTTCTGCACCTCCGGGAATCCGATCTCCACCGCCCGCACGATCTCCGGCAGCCACTCTTCCGGGATCGCTTGGCCGCCGCACCTGTCCTCAATCGACCGGATTGCCCGCTGAACAGCCACTTCCGCCCCGTTCGCCCGGTTGAGCATCGAGATTGATTCCGCGATTCCAATCGCGTCAGCGTAGGTCAAGGTTCTCTTTTGTCGCACGTCGAACACGCCACCTCCGTCTGTTTCCCGCAGATTCGTGTCGCGACACACCGCCCGGACTCCACCGCGTCGCACGCCATCACCTCGAAGACGTGACCTTTGAGGCCGCACAAGTCGGCTTCCTTGTCCTCAATCTTCGGGCCGCGATGTCGGCATTTCGGGAACGTCGCGTAAGCGTCCCAACGCGGGGCCGCGTCGCCCGCCAGAGCCGCCGCCGCCACGTCCGGGACCGTCTCGTAGACCCTGTTCGGCACGTCTGCGACCGGGCAGCCATCGCACACCGCCAGCCACCGCCGATCCCGTGCCGCCTTGTCCGACCGGCAAAAGTATCGGCCGCCGTGTTCGGCTCCGCGATGTCGGCATTGTGGGAGCATCAGAGCGGGCTCAGTTCGATCGTTTCCGGGTACAAGCATTGTGACCCCGTGTCACTCCCCGCCACCTTCGTCACCGTGAACGGCCTCCAAAAGTCGAACGAAGTCGTCAAGTCGATCTGCCATTTCCCCCGCGATGACCCGCCCTTCAACTCCAGAGTGAACTTGTCGGAATCAGTTTCGCCGATGTCCGCTTGCCAGACCTGATAAACGGGCGAGTAGAGAACATTGAGCCAATGGCAAGCCTCAGAAGAGTATGGTTGCGCGAAGATGTAGAATTGATAAGGAAGTGCCGTCGAACAGCCCGCCGTCCCGCCCGAACTTGTGATCGTCAGCATGTAGAACCGACTCGGAGGTCGTTGCAGCCAGCTTGGCGACATCCCGTTATTTGGGTTGCATGAGTCGCCATAGCAACGCATACCCGCTTGGAACGTCGCGAACGCCCCCGACGCCCCAACGAACCCTGTCCGCACCCGAGGCAACGGGGCCGCCTTCGCGTAGTCGACCTTGATCATGTCCTTGATCTCTCGAACGCCGCCCGAGTAGGCCCAACCCCAGTCACGGATTTCATCATGCCAGCCGAATTGGACAGTCTCTTCGTCCGACCACCAGAACGCCCCGCCCGGCGTGTGGGTTGCGATTGTCGTCTCGACTTCGGCAATCGTCGTGTCGATGTTACCATCGGCCCCGAGCGTCACGGCCGACCATGTCAGCGACGACGGCGTATAGGCGATCCCAACCGAGTTTTTGATGCCGACCCAGACTTGTTGCGGATCATTCGCTGTCGACACGACCTCAATCGTGTCGGGATAGTTTTGAGTCCCATAGAATCCCGTGTAGCTAGTGTTCGCGACGTCTCTCGTTAGCGTTCCGCCGTTGCAACCAAGGACGCCCGTGTAGGACGTGTAGGACGACACCCCAACCATCCCGCCAGATGCGTAAGGGATCGTCACGAAAACCCGCATCTCGCCAGTTTCCCGCTTTAGATACACGAACATTGAGTCGTGCGGATTGCCAGTCTCCACCCAAACGCAATCGTAATACGGGAACCCCCACGGGAACGGCCCTTGCGTCCCGTAGTATGTCATCGACCTGTCGCCCCTGTTCGCCTCGTAAATCCCAAAGGGAACCGGGGCCGTCGCCCCGTTGATCGTGATGACCGGGAAGGCCACTGTGAACGTCGTCGCACAACAAGCCGCAACCCGCGGGTATAGCTCGCCGTAAAGTCTAACGCTCGACCCGAGCCCCTTCGTCCCAACGTCCCCCTCCGCGACCGTCACGCCCGTTCCTGTCGCGATTATGTCGCCGGATCGCCCGTTAGCCCCGAGATCGTTCAACGTCAGAGTGAGCGACCCGGATAGCGGACGCAAGATCGTATTCGTCAGCTTCGGCGTCCAACCGCAGACCAACGCCTCGCAGCATCCCGGCCCGTATCCGTAGGCTCCCATCAGCACACCCAACCTTGGAGAATGTAGCACTCCGCCTGTTGATTCCATGAGGCGAAGACGAACGTATCTTCGTCGATTGTGTCGGTTTCACCGCTGGCTTCCGTGACCTCGAACGTCACGTCCTCCACTATCTGAAGCGACCCGTTTCCTCCAGCGTCCGGATCGTATCGCCAGAAGTCCACCGTGCCCGTCGCCCCGGCCGAAAGCGAGGCTGTCGTTTTAGCCCAAATGATCCCCGGCTCGTACCGCCGAATCAAGACCCGGCCGTCCGCCCCGTCGCGCAACACCAGACCGCCCGGAACATGCTGATGCAACTCTCCTTCGTCCTCGATCGGCCCCCACGTCTCCCCTTTGGCCGGAACCGCTCCACCCTTGTCGTAGGCCCCGAAGCAGTGTTGTTCATCGAGACATGCCCCGCGTTCCCCGGCAGAGATCTTCGCCGGGCCGATTGTGACCATATTCGGACGCCAACCAAAGTCCGTCGGCCGCTGCACCGTCAGGATGATCCGCTCCGACACCTCGACCGCCCCAGTGATTTCTGCGGCCGAGTACGCCACGAGATCGGCCGTCCCGACGTTTTTGCATTCCAAATACTGGAGCCGTCCGAACAGCCCCTTCGGTGTATTGTCGCGACTAATCACTGAATTTCGGCTCCAGTTTCCCGGAAGTCATCCGGTAGGCAGCGGTCGTTTCCCGCGTGTCGGCTAGATCCCGCTCGAATTTCGCAGACAACTCTTTTCGGCGCCGCTCCTTGAACGGCGGAATGATGTCGGCGTCATGCTCCGAGTTTCGCGAGACCCTCGTAGTCGCCGGGCCGCGACCAATCGACCACGAAATCTGAGAGATTGCCCCGTCCGTCTTCGTGTCGATTAGCCCCGGATAGGATCTGTCCCCGGACTCCACCGTTGATAGCGACGTCAGAAACGTGTTCGCCAGATACTCCGCTTGATCGTCGAGCTTGTCGCTGACGCGATTGTCTATCCTCCCCGTCTCGTTGTTGTCGATGTCGTACTCCACCTTGACCGTGTACTTCAGGTCCGGAGCCATCAGCACCTTTTTCCCGACCGAACGTGAGCCAGTCAAGTCGAACACCCACGTAGGCCGCTCTAGTTCTCGGTCAGCACGCCGTATCGGATGCGCCACTTCGACGACGATTGTTGCCTCTTTGTACCGGCCGTCGTCGTCCTCGTACATAGGCTTGCCGAACTGCACGATCCCATTCTCCCCATCGACTGAGACCTGCCCCTTGTAGGCCACGTCCTCGACCATGTCGTGCAGCCACTGGGAATCGAAAAACTTGCCCCGAACCATCGCCGGTTTCGGCTTCCGCTCCAGTGACACCCCGTCCTCGTCGGACGTTTCCGTTGACTGGATGTCGATCAGTCCGGACGACAGCGGTAGGTATCCCCGATACGTATCGGGCAGAGTGTCGATCCCCTCGAAATCGCCGTCACCCAACGGACCGCCGCTTTCCGAGAGCTTGATCCGGTAGCACCTCCACACCGTCTGGAGTGCCAACGCACGCGGGTTCGGCTTCAACGGGTTCGTCTGCTCCACCACGTTGCCCATCGTCTCCGGATCCTCCTCCTCCCAGCCGTTCGTCGGCGTGTAGGACAGATCGTCGATCAGCTTCCAGAGGCCGTCGTCATCCAGCCCGACCGCCTCTAGCTCCCACCGTGTCTGGTAAGTGGACTCCGCACCGACGACGATAATTCCTGACGGAAGCTGCGCCGTGTCCAGCGTGAAGTCGATTGACATTGCTGCGTAGTTCGGCAAAGCAGCCCCTTCGCCCGCCGGTAGAATCGCCACGCTCTTGTCGATCCGATACACCACCCGGCAGCCGACTTCATCCGCCAGCGTCGCCAACGCCTGCGCCGGGTTCTCGTAACTCCAGTGGATCTCCGGCCGCCGAGTGTTTTCCATCTTTGAGACGTCGAACGACGCGACGTTCATTTCCTCAAGCAGCATCGTTGCCAGCTCCTGCGGCGTCTTCTCCGTCATCTCCCTCAGCCGCCCGTCCGGCCGTCGCACGTTGTAGTGCCCGATGATGTAGCCGTACTGCCACGGCCAGCGTCCGTCCAAGATCGCGTACGTCCAGATTTGTCCTTGGCCGATTCGGCTCTGCCCCGTATCGACCTTGCACCCCTCAATGTTCAGCGTCGTCGAACCGAAGCTGAAGACGCACGTCCCCTCTTGTCTCGGCTTCGCCATTCCGGCCGGAACCTCGACTGTCACCACCCCCGGAGTGATCCCGTGACCGAGCGAGTAGTTCGCCGCGATCACCGACGTCGCTGGGATTCCGGGGAACTCAAAGCGTGCTGCCAGTGCCATCCGTCAACCCTTTCACGCTGGTGTCGAGCGAGTGATGCGGACGTTGTTAGCCAGCTCCAGATTCGCCAGACTTGCCCCTTGGTTGAAGTCGAACACCAGCGACCCGCCCGCGTTGCCCGTGTTCGCCGGATCCTTGAACTTGACGGCCGTGCCGTACAGCTCCAGCGGATTCGTGACCGTCTTCGTTCCGGGATCGCGAGAGAAATCCAGAATCCCGGTTCCCGACAGCGTCGTCGTCCCGAGTGTATCGGCCGAGTTGTAGATCACGTCCCCCGCTTCGATTGCCACGACCACAAGCTCACCCTTGTCGTGTGTCCACGTCCCGCCACGATGCACAGCGTTTGCCACCGCCGACTGCGTCCGCAGCGTGCCGCCATTCTTCGTGATCGAAGACAACGTGCAAGACTGGCCGCACTCTACGTTCGCGTCACCCGCCACGTTCGTCACGTAGCCGAGTCGAAGATCGTCGAAGCGTGCCGTCTCGTCAGCCATCATCGCCACGCCGACGGATCCCTTGTTCACCCTCAGCACGTTGGCCGCGTTGCTACCTTGAATGCACAGCGTCCGCCGCTGCTGCTCACGACTCGACCCAGTCGCGTTGACGATTATTGCGGTAGCGTACGTCTGAAAGTCGAACCGCATCAACTGCGACCCCGTGGCGACAGTGACCTCCGTCGCCCGAATCTTGAAATACCGTGGCCGGTACTGCGAGTATCCGTCGCGGTCTTGATCCGGAAGCCCGCTCTCCGTCGCCGGAGCCGTGAACACTAGCTTCGCCAATTGCACTGCCGCCAACGCCTCCAGATCCCACAGCATGTTCGGGGAATCGACATCGACCACCAACGTGTCACCGTTCACTGGCAGAGTCGCTCCAGTGTAATTTGCGGCCACCCCCACGGCGTTCGGAGAACTGCTGACGACCGACGCCGATATCGTGAACGTCTGGCCGTCTGAGGCGTCGCCGTTCGCTTCGGTCGTGCCGACCGTAACCGTGAATGGTTTGCCAGCCTCCGACGCCTCAAACGTGACGTAGACGCCGTTCGCCTGCGCCGTGATCCCCGCGAACTCTGCGTAGGATCCCCGGTCGAGAGCCGCCCAGTAGTCCGCGATGTTTTGCGCCGTCGTCGCCACCACCGTCGTCGTCGCCGGAACGTAGATCGTCTTCGTCCCGATCCTCAACCAGAACAGATCCCCCACCTCTATCGTGCCGCCGACAGTCGCGACGTCCACTTGTTTGATCGAAGGAGCCGCTCCAATCCACCTCACAACCGTCATAGATCACCACCTTTTCTACAGAGGCCCAGTCGGGAAGACCGTCGGGCCGGAACCCATGAACGTGAAAGTGTAACTCCAAGAAATCGGAAACTGACCCTTCACCGGGAAGAACGACCGAGGCCAATCCAGTGAGAGCCGGTAGTCGCTTGGCGGATTCTGTATCCGGTCCGGGTAGAGCGGGTACGGGATCACCGGCCGTCCGGTCGCACCGATTGCAGACCCCGACTGCACGATCACAATCGGACTCACGCTGTTGATTTGCTGCTCAGGCCAGTCCCCCGTGATCACCGGCACGTACATCTTGATCGGCCCTCCGTTGCCCGAGTAGCTGATCGTCTCCGTGTAGGCCATCAGATCCATTGGAGACCCCGGAGCCGTGATAAGTCCATTCGCCCCGATTGCCACGTAAGCCTCAATCCCGACCTCGTAGTTTCGGTAGGTCGTGTACTGCGCCCCGGTCCCCATCGGGTACGACACCGGCGTTGACCGCACGTATTGGCAACCCGCCGCCCGAATGTAGTGAGCCGTACTGCCACCGGCAGCCGTACTGATCGACACATCTTCGCCGTCCCTACTGTAAGCCACCTCCAACTCGAGCATCGCCGTTGTCAACGCCGCCTGTGTGTCCGCCTGTAAAATGCCAGAGATTGCCCACTTTTCGAGATAGCCGAGCTTGAGACCGGTGTCCGAATAGCTTGGCTGGCGAGTAATCACCACCGCCGCCTCGTACAACGCATGTCGATACGATCCTTTGACCAACTGCATCGCCGCTCCTCCTCTAGCTCACAGCACTGTTTGCCGAGCCGCGACTTGCTCTCGCCGCCACCGCCTCCGTAGCGTCACGAATTGACGACTCGACCTTGTCGAGAGCCGCGACCATCGCGTCCTTCAGCTCCACCGTCGCCGATGCCACCCCGTCCCCAGCCTGCCCAACGGCCGCTGTTGAGTCTGCGTTGATGTCCTGTCGTTGTACGCCCGCCTTGTCGGCCGCCGCGTCGCTCACCGTCTGCATCGCCTCTTGGAGTCTCTGGAGAGTATCTACGAACTCCTTCTCCTGCTTCGCGATCTCCGCCGTCGTTTTCGCGACTTCCGCTGAGGCCGAGTTCATCGCCGCGTAGGCCTCGTCCGCCGCCGTCTGTGCCCCTTCGACCCCGGTCCCGCCGCCTTGCGTCCCCTGCACCTCCGCGAGCCGTCTCCCTACCGCCGTGTCACCCTTCTCCGCCTCTTGCTCCGTGACTTGGTCGTTCAGCAGATTCCGATCTTTCAGGAACTTGATTTCGGCTTTCGAGAACTTCTCCTGCTTGTCGTTCTTGTCCAGTATCCGAGCGAGTTGGGCCTGTTCTCCGGCAGTCATCGCCCCGACCTGAGCGAGTGCCGATTGATGCCGCGACTTCTCGGCCGCCAGCGTCTGAATCGCCGTCTCGTATTGCCCGCGTGCCGTTGACAGGGATTCCTTCTGCGCGTTCTGCAACGCCCTCGCCGTCTCCAACCGCCGGGAATCAGTCTCGGCCATCTTCTGGAGATTCGCCGCCGCCGCCTGATTTCCGCGATCCACACCCTCCCGTGACACCGTGACCTTCGGTCCGCGTTTCGCGACCTCGCCGTCCGCACTCTGTCCGCCCATGTAGCCCGCCCACGTCCGGGCCTCCTTCTGTTTGAACCCGCTGCCAGCCTTCGCCTGCGCCTCCTCTTGCCCCATCTTGCCTTTCGCGTCGGCAAGTTGTCGTTGAATCGTCGCCTGCTCTTTCAAAAGATTCGCCTTCTCCGCCTCGACTTTCTGTTTGTCGGTCCCGCCACTTGCGCCGAGTGCCAGAGACGACAGTGTCCCACGGAACCCCGCGTTGCGGTCGTTGCGATCCGCCTCCGCTCCCTGACGTTGATTCCTCCGGTCCGCCTCCGTCCTCGATTTCGCCACCGCCGCCTCTGTCGCCGCGAGATCCCGAGCGACCTGAGCCCCGGTCTTGGCCTCCGTATGCCACTTGGTTATCGCCCCGGTGAATGACTCCCACAGTCCGAGCTGTGCCCCGATTTCTTGGCCAGCCAACGCAATCGCACCGCCGACAGCGACGACAGCCCCAAACGCAGACACCACGCCGAGCATCGCCGTCTTCGCCGCCGTCGCCCCGGCGGCCACCGCTGTTCCACTGGCTGCTGCCGCCGCCGTCCCACCGCCCGCTGCCGCTGCTCCACCGGCCGCCGTAGCCGCACTGACACCAGCCGCTGCCGTTTGCACACCGGAGTAGGTCGCCAGTAACTTCTGAGCGGATGCGGCCGCCTCCGCCGCCTTCGCAAACCCTTGAGCCGCCTCCGTCAGATCCAGATAACTCTTCCCTAGTCCTTGGATGATCTGGAACCCGCCTTGGACTTTGACCAACCCACGAAGCATCCCCTCCGTCGTCTCCTCCGACAGCACGCCGAGCGTCGCCACGCCTTGGGCAACCTGCAGAAAAGCCCCGCCGACTTCGATGATCTTCCGGGACGCCCCCCGACTCATCGCCGACGCCTTTTCGGAGAACATGTCGAATTGCTTGGCGTTCTGCTCCGCCGCACGTTTCACCGCCGCCGCCTGTTTGGCCGATTCCTTTTCCACCACCGCCGTCGCCTTGGCGAACTCCGACACCTGCGCCGCGACGCCGTCCTTGACGGACTTCGTCGTTGCTGCCGTGACCTTAGCGTTCGACGGATCGGCCACCACCTTGAGCGTCAGAATCACTGATTTTGTGACGTCAGCGGACATTAGCTGTGACTCCCAAGAACGCCTTCAACAACGCCGCCGTTTCCTGCTCTCGCCACCTCCGCACGACGGACTCCGCACTCCGAATCACAGCCGCGTTCCTCCTCACAATCGCGTCTTCCGGCCATTGCTGGACAGCCTCGCACTCCTTGTGAAAACGGTAAGCCTGCATGTTCTCCGTCGTCAGTGCCCGTGATTGTTCCGGCGTCCCCTTCGGGCAGCCGATGTGAGGATAGCCGCAAGGCGGTTTTATGCCAGACGGCCTTGGGACCGGCTGCCCCGCTTGCATGATCGGACGCCAGTTGTCGTCATGCTGGATCTTCTGACAGACGAGGCAATCGACGGCCGCGACCTCCGGCCACCGCTCCAGCAGTATCACCCCGCTCGTCAGTTTCCCGCCGTCGCCACCAGATCAACCGGCTTCACAGCGGCGACGTCCAGCGGGTCCGGGTCCGAGTGCCATTGCCCCGTGATGACGTTCAGCATGGTCAGGCGGAATCCGTGTTGGAGTCTGGACAGCACGTCCGCCGACACCGGCAGCACGTCGCCGTTGTATCGCAGATCCCACGAAACGAGATGATCCGCAAGAAACTTGACCCGCCTCTGTTCGAGCTGCACCGCCGACGCCGACAACGCCAACGCCTCGACCTCCGCCGCTGTCGCCGGACGATAGGAAAACCTGCACGGCTCCCACAGCACGCTCGCACCGTTGCGTTCTTCTGGAATGTAGCCCTTTGCCGTTTGCCCGTCTGGAATGTAAGCACCCATGCCGCCGCCCCTGTTTTCTAGTGTTTTCCACTGTGGTCGCGAAACAGTTTTCGCGACCATCCCGCCACCCATACTAGAAACAACAACGGCCCCGGAACAAGTCCCGAGGCCGTTGCCGCGCGTCGCCCGGTGCGGGAGCGTGCTTTCATCAAGTGTTCGCGTTCGTCACGATCAGGGCTGACGTCGCCGTCGTTCGTCTCGCCACGTACTGGACCGGAAGCCTGACCTCCGCCTTGGACCCGAGATCCGGCCCGATGTCCGGGGCTTGCAGGTTCGCGAACGCGAACGTCAAGACCTTCGTGTTCGTCGCCGCGTTCGTGAACACGACCGACCCGGCCGAACCCAGCACCGACTGTCCGTAAAGGTCCGTCTCCGACGTCGAGTAGGGGTGACTCGTGTTCAGCGTAATCATGACACCCGCAGAAGGAAACGCCGTTCGCGTAAGACTGTTCTGAGCCCGAGCCGTGTCCAGTTGATTGTCGATGACGATCTCGATTTCTGACACTTCGCGAGTCGCCCCGACCTCCGTCACTACCGCGTCGGACAGCACATACGGCAGGTCCACCGGCATCGTCAGGGCCGGGAAGGTTCCGGAGTTCCCTACGCTCTCCGTCTTAGCCACGATGTCCAGCGACATCATCAACACCTTCCCCTGTTGCGCCTTGAACGTCGCTTTGTTGACATGGACTCCTGCCCACGTGAACACCTTGGAACCAAAATCCACCATGAGGAGGCCCGACTGTAGCGTTTCCGCCAGATCGAAAACGTCGCTGGCCTCTACGGCTCCGAGAATCAAAGGCAACCACTGGTCCAACGCCAGCGGCGTCGCCGCCATGACAATCGTTCCCGCTACGTCGTAGCCGTCATCGCGGGATCGCTCCTTGATAAGCTGACGTGTTCCTCGCATCCCGTCGGTAGCGATGATCCGGCCCGTCTTCTTGACCGAACACGACTCGAACTCCATCGGGATCGACGAAGTATCGAAAGGCAGTGCCGTGTCGAATGCCATCTTCGCCGCCACACCGACCGCTGGAGTTCCCATGTTTCAGATCCCTTGCAAGGTTTTGATGATTTCCGCAGCGACCATCTCGGCCGCCAAGTCCGCCATTTCGTCCGAGATCCCGACGAACGGTCTGGCCGGTATACGGGACGTCCCGAATTGATGGAAGGCCGCCTTCTCGTCCGCCGTCCCCATCATGGCTGAATCGTCCGTCACCTCTTGAAGATGACCGGCTCCGGTCGAAATGATAGACGCCTGCATTGCCCCCGTGTCGATCAGCGGACGAGTCCCCTGATTGTGCCCTTTCGGCCGCTTCCGTTTCAGCGGCCTCCACACCGCCCCGGACGGATCCTTGGACTGCTGGAACCCGACGCCGAGCGAACCCGCCACCCTCTGGAGCCAATCGGTAAGCACGCCCGACAGCTTAGGCCGGGACGTCAGTTGCCCCACCGTGTCCATGAACACCGGCAGCTCCTCCAGCTTCAGCTCGCTCATTCCATGCCCTCACGCTTACGCGACCCGAACGCACGCCATCGACCACTGCATCCAGTCCCAGCCCGAAGTGTTCCGCGTACAGCCCCAACGCCCTTTGAACGCCGCCCAGCTTGAATCGGAGTTCACCGGACGGGCCAGTGATCTCCCACTCGCCTTGCACGTCTACGGACTCGTCCACCTTAATGGGTTTTGCTTTGCTCACGTCCTCACCTCCCGAATTGTGACATCGACTCGCAGCGACTGAGCCTGTTGATTCTGCAACCATCGCGGACGATCCGCCACAGTGCCACCGACCACACGACACGGAAGCGAGTCGCCGCCGTCTACTCCGGCCAACCGTTTGTTGTGGAACGCCCTCTTCACGCTCTGCCGCCACTGTAAATTCCTAGCCCGATTCGTAGTCTGGCTCCGGTTCTCCGTCGAGATGATGACCACCGTCACCGGGTAGAGCCAGTCGTCCCTTAAGTTGGTCCCCTCGCCCGTCGTCTCTCCTGCGTTGCATGTGCAGATGATCGCTGGGTAGCCCGCCACCGTCGGCCCCGCCCCCTCTTCGTCGTCGCCGACGATCTGTGACACCACGTTCGCTGACGTGATCCCCGTGAGCGACAAGCCCCGGATCGTTGACACCACACCGGCAAGCACTTGGTCGATGGTAGCGGTCACGTCAGCACCCTCCTTCGGCCTGTCAGTATCATCTCCGCCTCAACCCCGTAATTGGACGAGATGAACAGAGCCCGGTACTTCGTGCCGTCAGTGATCTGCACCGTTTGCGGAATCGCCACGTAATAGACGTGCCGCCCCTCCGAGTTCGTCGCGTACGTGATCGGCATCGCATCGCACCCGAGAAGAATCGTATCGTCCCGCTGGTCGAAGATCGTGATCGTCCCCGCCATGTCCGTAATCTCGCCTGACAGGTAGTCCGTCACCCGCTCCAGCACGAGGTAGTTCGCGTTGTTTCGCAGCAGCGTCAATGCCATGCTATCGCTCCGTGTCTTCCGCTGGCGTGACCGGGTTGAACTTCACTTTCGGGACGATCTGCGCCGAGAACGCGATCTTCCGCTCCGACGAGACCTCGATTGACGGAATCCCCGCGTTGCCGGACAGCTCGTCGATCAGGCCATCTATCGAGTTGGAGCCTACCGGGAACATGCCACCCATCACTCACCCCCGTTCGTCTGCCGCGACAGCAGGCAATCCTTCCAGCGACTGCAGGACTCCCTGTGTTCCCTGAGTTCTCCGACCAGTTCCTTGATCGTCGCCGCATGAGTGTTGCACTGCTCCTTGATCGCTTCCCTATGCTCCGCCTGTTGCTTCGGCATCGCCACCGTCGTCGCGTAGTGTGCGAACCACAACGCGAACCCGATTGAGCTAATGGACGAAATCGCTGGCATGATAGCGTCCAGCGTCATTGGGTCCGCCGCCACGAAGCAGAATCTGAGCATTGCTGCGTATCCTTTCGTGAGCCGATTCGTGAGCCGACTCGTGTATCCTTTTTGTGATTGCACCGACGCCGACGATCAAGATTACCGCCAGCCAGAAAATACGCCAGATCGGTCGCGTCAGATGCACGCATTCCGCACGGCACTGTTGCGCATAGACTTGTCTCGCGTTCATATTGACTCGCCTTTTTCGTGTTTTGTGGACGCCTCTTTCGCCTGCATGAACCCGAATGACGATCCTGCCAGTGTCAGCCAGAATACGATGTCAGTCCTGCTCATGCCGTTATTGTAGCCGAAAGCGACGAACCCGAAAAAGATGATCGCCATCGCAACCTGCCACAGAAGCTCCCATTGCCTGCTCGTTTTCGGAAGTCGCATCCCATGCCCTTTACGGATGAAGTTTCTGGCGTGCCGCGAGATCGTTTTTAGAGTTCTTGTTCGCCGTTGACCAGTTCGATTTCCCCGCCACACGATGACAGATTGCCCAATGACAACCGCACTCGTGCCCGTCGGGTCCGTCCCGCCTGCACGCCAGCACGAGGTTTCGGGGATCCCATATCAGTTCGACCGGAAGCTGTTCTGTCGCGATTCGACTCACACTGACGAGATGATGATGATCGAGCTGACCGGGACCATCCAGCACCGGGCGGAACCTGCATCCGTCGCACTCCCACGTTCCAGCCAGCTTCCGATCTTTGTTTATCTTGGCCGTCGCCCGTCGGTATTCCGTCTCCCACTGCGCCCGTAGGTTCGTAGCAGCCCCGCCCGTCGCCCCCGCCTTGACGGGAGCCGCCTCCCCGAACGCCGCTTCGATTTCGCCCCGGATGTCCGCGTGCCCGCTATCGGCCGGGGCCTGCAACGACGGGACTGCCGCCCAATCTCCGCCTAAGCACAGCATCGCGAACGGAACCAACACGAACGCTAGGAACGCGACACACAGGACTGCTGTTCGTAGTCGCCTCGATTCTGGCCGCAATTCGCCGAGAGTCATTGTGACTTCCGGCTCCGGGTCGTTGTATTCGTTCGGCTCCACCCTCAACAGGATGTCCCGCGTTATCCACTCAGCCACGACCATTTGCGCCGCCGCCTTCGAGAGCTTTATTTTGTGCCGCACCGTACACCCCCTTCAATACCAGCCACCCCGGACGAAGCATGATTCGCGTGCCCCACCCGTCCAGAATCACGCTCACCATCCGACCGACACCGCCAGCGATCTCAGCGTCGTCCTCGACCACAGCGAACCTCCCGCCGTCGTCCCCGGAAGTGATCCGGACTCTATCGCCGCGTATGAACGCCATAGATCCCCCTGCAACCTCCGTCGCACTCTCGCCCGGCCCGCCCTCTGCGAGCCAGTCTGTCTGCGAGCGTCGTAGGCGTCAAGACGGCTTGCGGGCCTCCCAGATCGTATGATGAATCCTTCGGTCCGGAAAGCTGGCGTCCACGACGTCGCACAAGTCCGGGTAATGATCGCGAGCGTAGTCATGTCCGCCGATCACCCCGCACGGCTTCACGGCTCTGACGTAGCGGTCCAGATCGCCCTGCACGCCCTCCGAGGAATGATCCCCGTCGATGAACAGCCCGTCCACGCTACTGTCTGGAATCACCACGGCCCCCGGCATCCCCAGCACGATCCTGAGATCAGGCCTCGCACGCTGCAAGTCATCGACCGCCGCCCCGAGTCGCTCCCAAACGTAGACCGGCGGTTTCGCCTTGTCAGTCATCGAATTGAACAAGTCGATTCCGATCAAAGTCGCCCCGTGCGGAAGCGACCGCCCTACCCGATTGAACGACCGGCCGAGGTAGACGCCCACTTCGACCCACGTCCCGCCCGGCGGAATCTTGCTCGCCCTGTCCTCCAGCCAAGCCAGCTCCGCCCACGACATCCACCCGTCGAACTCCGGTAGCGGAGACCACAGACGCACCGGAGCCACGCCGAACCCGTTCGGATTGACCACGCCTCCGCGATGCCAGATTCTCCGCCTGTTCTCCGCCTTCATCGCTTCCATATCAGCCGTTTCGTAGAACCGCGTCGCTTCCCCGTGAACCCGATTAACTATCCGCCAGCCGTCAAACGGCAGCTCCGCGTAGTCGTGATCGTTCCGCACCCGCCGGTAGAAGTCCGAGTCGTCGTATCCGTACCGCTCGCCGAGAGTCTCGTCATAGCCCCGCACAACGCCCCACACGTCCCGACGCACAAGACACGACCCGAAGCAGCTTGGCCTCCGCTCTCCGAAGTCCCGCGTCCAGTTCACGAGTTCGATCTCGACCGTCGCCGCCGCCAACGCATCACGCAAGGCTGACTCAGGCGGAACGTCGTCCGCGTCAGAGAATAGTATCCACTCCGCCGACGTCGCTCTGGCCCCCACATTTCTTGCGATGTTCAGATTAAACGTATCTCCCACGTCCGGCACAAACATGCCTCGCAGCCGTTTCTCCAGCCCGTCTCCGACCGTCAGCGTCTTGAGCCAGTCGAACGTCCCGTCCGGGCAGCCGTAATCCACCACGATCAAGTCGAACGTCACGCCGTCCGGGGCCTGTTGCCGGAGCCACGCCGGTACCGACTGTTCCAAATGCCGCCGATACCCCTTGCAAGTGATGACGATTGAAACGTGCATGTTATCCCACCCATTCCGGCCAGATGATTTCGTTCACTGTCCGAGCGTGCCCACACCGCACGTCAGGACGCCACACAACCCGCCCACCCAACCGCTTCACGTCAAGACAATATGCCCAATCGTGAGCCGCGATTGACCCCGCCACATGAGAACGCCACGCCTTCGGAATCGTCGGACGATCAAGCCACGTCATCAAGCAGCCGCACCCTGTGAAGTCTATCGGGACCGAACCGGTAGCCGCGACCTCGTGCAGTCGCGTCGGCTCCCGGTATCTGAACGGACCCTCCGCCGTCGGCTCGCACCAGCCGCCGATCAGCCACTGCGGAGCGTGTCGGTTTCGGTAGATTCCGGAAGCCGCTTCAACCGGAACCACACCGGCCGTCACCGTCTCCCACAAGGTCCGGCATCCCGCCAGCGGAACCAGCACATCGTCCTCGACCATCCAAAGCACGTCCCCGTGTGAAGCGTCACGAAGCTGCTGCATCGCCGACGCAAGGAACCGTGACACATTGTGCGACCGCTCGCCGTCCGTCGCCAGAGGGGCCGCTATCGGCGTCACGACGACCGAGTCGAAGACGTTCCCCCACCGAGCCGCCTCCCGCCGGATGTCCAGCCGCATCCCGGCAGCCGCCTTGTCGCACAAGATCACCAATTCCACCGGCTGCGTCAGCTCCGCGAACCGCACCGACATCGCGACCGACTGCATCCAAACCGGAAGCAGTTCCGGTATCCGTCCGGACAAGAGCGTCCCGACCGTCAGCCTCGCGTTCCGCCTGCGGATCACCTCCCGGAGTTCATCGCACCCAGACTCCTTTTCCTCAAGCAATGCCGACCAGCTTGCGTCGTGTTGTCGGTACAGCAGCACGGCCTTCGACGTGACCGGCTCTCCGAACCGAATCACCCGCAACGCCAGATCCCAATCCCACAGCGTCGGAGCGTCGATCCAGCCGCCCGCCGCGACGAACGCCGCCCGATGGTAGAGCGACGTCGTGTTGACCGTGTTGTAGCCCCAGCGGTCCCACGCCGCGAACTCAGCCGGGAGCCAGTGCCGCCCGTCATAACGCCCACCGACCGCCTTTGCCGAGCCGTAGACCAACGGGACGCCGGGAGACCACGCCGCCAGCATGTCCGCGACGTAGAATTCCGTCAGTTGATCGTCCGAGTCCAAGAACACTAAGAACTCGCCGTGAGCCGCCGCCGCCCCCCGGTTGCGTGCCGCACAGACTCCGCCGTGCATCGCCGCCGTCACCACGATCAGGCCGGACGACGCGAACCTGTCCGCCAGCTCCACGCTACCGTCCGTTGAACAATCGTCGGAGTAGATCACCTCGCACATCACCGACTGAGTGAGTGCCGACACAATCGCTTCGACCAGCCACGCCGCCGAGTTCCGCCCCGCGATGATGATCGACACCGGAACCGGAAGCCGCCGTAGCGCGACCCGCGTTTGATCAGCCACAGCGTCCGAGATTGTCACCGGCAGCGGGTCGCCGGATTGTGCATGAGTCAGCTTCTTGCGTTCCCGCTGTGCCGTCGGTTGAGCCTGCGAGATACTCACCAGCTTCCCCCCGGCTCGTCGATCATCAGCCACGCCAGAGTGTCGCACTGCGTCCCGTTGCCAGTCACCGGAGGAGTCCCGCTGTACGCCAGCGTCGCGTCCTTGCCGTTCACGACGAAGATGCCCGTATCGGCCGCGACCCCTTTACCGACGACGAACCCCGCGTCCTGCCCCGCCAGCACGAACTCCCCGACGCCCATCTCGGCAGCGAAGCCGTGATTCAGGCCGACGTCTTGGCCCGCCAGAACGTACGCCGCTGCATCCGGAACGATCACTCGCGTCGCCAGCAAGCCGGACGCCTGCCCCGCTAGCGTAAACGACCCCACGTCCGCACCGACTGTTTTGCCGACGATGAAGGCAGCGTCTTGTCCGGTTAGCGAGAACGATCCGGCATCGGCTGCCAATAGTCGTGTCCGCGTTAAAGCGGCGTCTTTTCCGCTCACCCCGAATGCCACGACGTCAGCATTCACCTTGTTAGCCCACAGACGCGGGGCTTGCCCTTCCAACGAGAACGATCCCGTTGCCGCCGACAACTCACGTTGAAACAGTAGGTTGTGGTCCAGCTCCCACCACGGCGACAGCGTCGTGCTGATGCTTACGTTGTCGGCACTCGGTAGCCATCCCGCTACGTTGTAGCCGAACCTCATCGCATGTTGCGCTACGCTGTACGGTTGAGCTGCGTAGACCGAATGAACACCGACTTCCAGCACCAACCTTGCACCGGACGTTATTGTCCTAGCTGTACTTGTGTTGCCAGTGACTGTGCGGTTTTCCATCACTTCATTATTGTTAGCCTCAGCCGTGCTTTCGCCGCTGTACGCCGAGTAAACACCGCTATTGTTCTCCCCGACTAGATACCCCCTGAACCTCACGTAATGAAGATCCGTCGCGTAAGCGGAAGCAGTTGTCATCTTGTCGATTTGACACTGCAAACGCCACGGCGTAGCCGCCGGGATCGTTTGCGCCGCCAGCGGCGGACTGACGTATTGCTTGTAAAGGACGTACGTATGCCAGAGACCGTCCGGGCCTTCCATAGCCACACCACTGCCGCCGTCATCCCCGCTATGTATCTTCGTCGTCAACGTGTCGGCTTGCGGGACGTCTGAGCTCATCGAGCGTGTACCGATGAACGTCCGCCACTCCGTGCTTGTATCTCTGGAGAACGGCGTCGCTGACTGAGCGTACGGCAGGTAAAAACGAGTAGCCATGATCGCCCCTCATCCGCTGACGATCAACCACCGGACGCCGACATCGCCGCACCGCCGACGCCACGAGACAACGCCCCGATTTGATTGTCGATCTCTGCCAGCCGTGGCCGCTCAATCGTGTTGATCGCGAGCGTCAATTCCCGCAGTTCCTTCTCGTACGGGACCATCAGTCGCTGGAGTTCCGCCCGACGCTCTCGCATGACCGCTGTCGATTCCATCAACCCGGCCTTCTCTCGCTGGAGTTCCTCACGCAAGGCTACCATTTCCGGATGTTTTGTCGCCGCTTCACTCATCTTTCGACCTCCCCAAAAACGCTGAACCGCATGACCGCACATCGAACGCCTCGAATTACGTAATAGTCAAAACCCCGGTCGAAGCCGAGAAATCTACCGTGAACGTCTCACCACTCGCCAGCGTCAACGACGACCCGTAGTCCCACCAGCCAATCAGACCATCGGCCGGAGAAGCCGCCGTGTCGTCGTACAGCGTCACGTACCGGAACGGCGCAATAGATCCACCGGCCGCCGTGAACGTCACGTCAGCACACACCAGCTTGTAGACTCCGGCCGTCTGCGACGAACTGGAAATCGTGACTGCCGTCCCGCCTGTCGTGTATCCGTTGCCGTTCGCGATCTGCGTCAGATCCGAAAGCACCGTGTTCGCACTCGTCGGAGCCGTCAACGTCAGCACGATTTTCAGCGTGTCCGTTCCGAGGTTAAAATTCTTCTCCGCGAGCTGTTCTACGAACGAATTGAATTTGTTGAACGCCGCCACGCCTCACCCCCTTTGTTTGAAAGCGGCCTTTGTAAGCTACCGACCGTTTCGTCGCCAGTTTACTGAGCCAGTTGGTAGAACCACTTGTACGCCGTCGCCGCCGTCAACGCCGCCGAACCGGCCGTCAGCACCAGAGTCGTCGTCGTCGTCGAAGGCCAAGGGCTTGCCGTCCCATAAAGCTCCGACGTGATCGCGTTGGCCGGAGTGAGTTGGACGTTCGGAGCCGCCGTGTATGCCGCCGCAAAGGTCAGCGTCGCGACCACACCGGCCGCCGTCGGAGTCGTGCCAGTCGTGACCTCAATCACACCAGACAAGTCTGAGCCCCGACTCACCGCCACCGTCGGTCCGGTCCCCGCCCCGACACCGGCTGCGATTGCCGGAGCGGCCGTGCCGCCGATCAAGTGAGAGACCGTGACGACCTCCGCCGCTTGCCCGGAGATGCCGACGCAGTCGAACACCGGAGACCCGCCAGCCGTTCGGCAAATGAAGCACAACCAGCACACCGCCCCGCCCGCCGTCGGCTGCGTCGGCTCCGTCCCGTTGTTCGCACGCCAGTTGATCGTCCCGAAAGACGTTCCCCACGTCACCGTCCGCGACCCGGTCCCGTCTTGAATCAGCCCGACAGCGAACGTCATCCCCACGTAGAACGACGACGTATTCACCTCCAGCGTCCGGTTTCCTCCGAGTGTCACCGTTTGCTTTGGGGACTTCCGCAAGTCGAATGTGACCGTCGCCCCGTCGGTTGCCGTCGTAATCCCCTTCCTTGGGGCCGACGATGTCCGGCAGACCTCTACCCATTGCGGAACCGAGTATCCGTCCAGTCCGATGCAGTCGAGAACGACCAAGTCCCACCCGGCCGCCGTCGGGTCTTGCACCGGGGCCAGCCCGTTGTCCCAACTAATGTTCACAAACCAAGTATCCACCCGGCCACCCGTGCCGTCCTGATACCTGTGCAGCGTGATCCGTTGCCCGACTGAGACGTTCGTGGCCGACAGCGTCCGGTTCCCCGCCTCCGTCAGAATCTGCTTGTCCGATTGATCGAAGTCGAAGGCAACCGTCGCCCCGTCCGTTGCCGTCGTCCACGCTTGGAACGTCGCGTTCGTCTGTAGTTTGTCGTTTGACGACGGGTAGATCAGCAATTCCGAGTCTTCGAGCGTCGTCCCGTCTGTCGAGTCCCATCGCGGAATCGAGTTCAGCGTCGAAGGGTTCGGCCCGACTGCCCCGCCTGTTCCGGCTCCGACCTTCACCCACGCCAGCGAATTGGTCCCGACGATTTCCGAGCCAATTGCCGCCGTGCATTGCCAAAGCGTGTTGCCGAACGTCGTGCCGCCTTGCACTGGAACCAACGCACCGGCCGCCTTCGACCCGGTGAAGAGATCCTCCGCCCGAGCCGGAGTGACGCCCGCGAGGTAAACACCGTTTTCCGACACCGTCGTCTGCGCCGTGAGCAGCACGCGGTCGCCAGCGACAAGCACAACACCGTTGACCGTGTCCCCGGCGTTCAGGCCGGTCGCTATCGTCAAGTTCGCCAACGACGCGACGACGCACGGCTTCTTCAGGTGCGTCGCCCCGTCGGCCGCTGTCGCCGGTTCCGTCAGAAACACATCGGACGTTCCAGCCGTGAACGTGACCGCCACGCCAGCACCGCTTGAACCGGCCAGCACCTTGTTGCGAGTCAGCGTCGTGCCGCCCGACAGCGTGCCGATCCCCACTTCCCACAAGTTAGCCGACCGATGCCGCACGCAGTAGTAGAACGCCTTTGAGTTGCCTATCGCTGTGAGGAACGTCTGGTGTCCACGGTATGCCCCGTCGAGTGCGAGGTTTCCGGTCCCGGTCGAAGCAGTCGTTTCACGTACCGCGTCTGCCCAATGCATAGTTCACACCCTTTTTAGGCTTTTCAATCGGTTCCGATGTCAGCTTGAACCGACTCGGCTCGTTCAGGCAGTACGCTTTGGACGCCATCGCCGCCGCCTCCGTCCCGTCCCACGCCGGGCCGCACCAGATCGCACGGCCCCGCGACGTGACTTGCCACCACGTTCGCACCGGCTTGACCTCGACCGCAGCTACCACCGGATCCACCGCTGGAGCCACCCACGCCTCGACTGCGGCGTCCAGCTCCGCCGTCGTGTGAACTACCGTCCCGCCCGCCTCAAGCTCGTCTTGGCTCATCTCATCGCTCCGGAGTAGTCACGCAAGACCATTCTGCACCCGCGAACACCGTGTCCACGGACAGCACTTGGTAGCGGATTGCGTCCGCACCCACGATCACGTCGTTCCGCTTGATGACCCGGCCGAGTGCCGTCGGATTCAGCAGAGCGTTCGGAACCACGAACCGAATCGCCTTCGCGTCCACCCCGACGCCATCCACGGTTCCGTCCGCTGACGTCAGTTCTTCCCGGAGCATGACCGCAATTGAGACTGTCGTGTTGCCAGCGTTCCTTTTGAGAACGACCGACCCGGCTTCGACGTCGTCCCAGACAAGGTACTCTGTCGCATGATCGACTGCCATCACGTCCCCCCGAAGACAACACCCTCGAACGTATCCGAACCGGACTCGGACGCCGTTTGCTTGTCGATGGCAGCCATCTGCTCCAAAAGGAACTTCTGGTACTCGACCCACGAGTAGGATCGTCCATCAATCGAGTAAGTCGGCTTCGGCGAAGCTGAGATACTCGCCAGCGTCGCCGCGTAGTTCGCCTTCGCCGTCGCGAGGTTTTCTGCAATCGTTGGCATTTAGCACCCCAACCATGTGACGGCTTGACCCGTCGAATCTGAGATCACGTACAGCTTTGAAGGATCGTCGATCTCAATCAGAATTTCCTCGTTTTTTCCTAGCTGAAATCCGTCCGTCGCGGCAGCACTGATCCCCGCCGTCACACCGACCAGCCCGACGTAGACATGAGTCGCCGCATTCTCGACGCTCGCTTTAACTCGCACCCCTCGAAGCAGCCTCCGACTCGTCGCCGTCAACTGGAGAGCCGTCGCCCCGATGGAGCCCAGCGACCCGTGATAGATCGTCCCGACAGTGTTGATTCGCATCGTCGCCCCCCCCGTTTAATTCGATCCGCCGAACGTCCGCTGGCGGATCATATCCGTTCGGCCGATTCGCGAAAGCCGAGTCATTGCGCCGGAACCCAGCGATCCTCGAACCAGCACGCCCGGCCGTTGCAGACCTTCGTTCGCACCCACTTCCCGGACGCCGCCTTGGTAGGCTCCGGAGCCGCGACCGACACCGCCACCGAGAGCTGTGCCCGGATTGACCGGCACATCGCACAGTTCGGATCGCTGCACACCGCAGACGTGAACGTCCTCCCGTTCCACACCGCCGCCTGCGGAGTCGGTTGAGTGTAGAACCACGAGTCACCATTCCGCACGACCGGCAGCCCCGGCGGTCTGTGCAAGTAGGACGCGAACGCCCGCAGCTTCTCCAACCGTGGCCTCAGTTGCTCCAGAACGTCCGCGTAGAGATACGCCGTCGCCACGTCAACTTGGACGTCAACCTGAGTCGCGTCACCCGTGATGACCGTGACGCGATCCGCCAACCCAGCTCGCCGCACTTGGTCCCGCGTCGCCGCCGCCGTGACCGGGTCCAACTCGACCCCGATGATCCTCACGCCCGGCCACCGCTCCGCCGCCGCGAACAACCAGCGACCATCGCCACAACCGAGATCCGCGTAGGCAACCTTCGGTTCCGGCAGCAACGCCAGCACTCGCACGACCTCCGCCAAAGGAGTCGGGGCCGCCGCCGGAGTCCCACTGGTCGCGTCGCTGTAGCAGACACCAGCCGGAGGAGTCGGCCGTTCCCCGGCCATTCCACACGATCCCCACACCAACGCCGCCACAGCGACACAGACCCACGTCAATCGCATGGTTTACCTCAGTTCGTCAAACGCCGGGACCGCCACAAAGGAATGAGGCCCGAACGTCTGCTTGAAGTGCCCGTCCGTCAAGTAGCCGCGTCCGCCGTCGCCGTACTTCGTGCCCCAGCTATTCGCCATGTCGTAGAGCCACTGCGTCCCGTCCCAAAGCACGTCGTCCACGAGAACCGCATGGTTTCCGGAGCCGTTGTCGATTCCACAGACCCCGCCATTGAGTCGGGCGAAATTGTTCCCAGCCATCACTGCGACGATGCACGGGATCCGACAGGCCAACGCCGTTCGCAACGCCATCAACCCCATCAAGGCGTAGCACTCCAGCCCCTTGTACTTGGCCGCTTCCTCGTCCGCGTCCGCCGGTTGATTCTTCGGGTAGATCATTGTCGCTGAAACGAGTGACAACGGCGCGAACCCGTCCCGTTGGGCTACGTCGATGTCGTCGAGAATCACGCTTCCGTTGTCGCGGCCTCCGTTCATCTTGGAGTAGGAATACGCCCCGCTGAACAGCAGCCCGTCCCTCCGTCCACCGACGAACCGCGTCCTTGCCCCGCATCCGGCCAAAGCGTGCCCGTTGCAGCTCCCGTAGGAAAGCTGGTCGAGAATCCACTCCGGGCCGAACAAGTCCCGCGACTTCTCCCGGTCCGACCTCGTCACGACGGCCTTGATCTCGGCCTCCGTCCAAAGCGGCATGTTCGGATCGCTCCCGAACGGCGGTAGACTGCACACCCGGTTCACCGGCATCGGCAGCGAACCACACCGCCGCTCGAAGCCTCTTTCGTCAACGATCACGTCCACCATTATCGCGAACTCCAAGCCTTAATTGCCGCCTCGAACTCCGCCTCCGTTTTCGGTAGCGGGACCACTGCGAGCTTGGCCGATACGGTATCGTCCCGGATCAACAGAGTCGCACCTTTCGCCCCGGCCGTCTCCGCCAAGAACGCCTTGCCCACCGCCTCATTCGTCGTCCGCGTGTAGATCGCGACCCGGTGCCTGTCGCTCAGAGTTTGCCAGTACTTGGACGCCATCAGGCTCGCGTACTCCGGGCTCCGCTCCGACAAGTCCGCGAACACCACCAACCCCAGCACCCTGTTCGTTGCCGGTTCCGGCCTTGGTTCCGGTCTTGGCTCCGGCCTTGGTTCCGGCTGAGGAGGAGGCATCGGCCCGTGATTCGCCGTGACCCTCAGACTCGTTTGCGTCTTCGCCGTGTAATCCGTCAGGAAGAACTCGACCCACGCCCCCGCGTCGAGACTGAACGCGTAGCCGAGATTGTTCGGAAGCGTCACCAGCCGCACCGAGCCATGCCGCGACGATTGCCAGCCGATATTCCCCGTCGCCGTCGCGAGGAACAACGACCCGGAATCGACCGTCGCCGCCGTGACCGTCTTTCCGGTTTCGTCCGTGATCTTGATCGTCGAGTCGGACGGAAGCGGCGGAGTCGGTTCAGGTTTCGGGTCCGGTTTTGGTTTCGGGTCCGGCTCCGGTTTCGGCTTCAACTGGTCGATAATGATCGGAACCCACCGGTCGATGATCGCCTTCCAGTCGATGTCCTTAGTGACCTGCGCCACCACGATCGGCTCAACCGGCTTGACAGGACCGACCGGCTTCGTCTCCACGTCCGCCTGAGCCACCACGACCAACGGCTTGATCTTGTCCGCCTCGCCTTGCGTGAGCCACCCGAGCTGAACCGCAATCGCCAGCAAGAGGAGTGTCGCGGGCGTCACGAACCATTTCCATTGATCCAGCTTGCTCACCACCACCACGTCCTTCGCCGGTTTCACCTCTTCCACGTCGCACCCCCTGAGTTGAAGCTTCACTCGACCGAACTGGCCGCCTGTTCCGTGATCCCGCACGCCATCGCCAGAGACACCACGGTTGAGTCGTCCGTCTCGCAACACTCCGCTATCACCGCGTCCGCCAGCATGAACGACTCAAACTTCGTCATCGGAACGTCTGCGTCGCCCCGGACCCTACGGGCCGTCCGTCGTCGCAACTGTTCCGGCGCCCGCGTCTGTTGAGCCTTCACGTTCGCCCGCATCGCAGCCGGAGACGGCTCATCGTTCCGCTGGAAGCACGACATCAGCAGCGGCAGAACCTGCGTCAGAATCGTGACGATTGTAATCGGGTCCAGCCCGACGTTCGCCGGTACGCGGGCCGCACATGCCCTAGCCTGCTTGTCCAGTTCGTCGCTCATCGGATTCCCTTTCGTGTTTCGTCACCGTGCCCAGTCACCTTCCAACACCGTACCGCCGCCCCGCCGATCTGTAAAGATGCCACCATCAAACGAAACGGCCCCGACTTTCGCCGGGGCCGTTCGTTCGCGTCGTCATCGACCGCCTCAGATTTGAACCAGAATCAACTGCTTCATCGTCCGAATCTCTCCGCCACGCCGAGCGTTGAACATCCGCACAGCGTCCTCTGGCGTCCCGTCTGGAGACTCGACCACAACGGCCGCTCCCTCCGGCTCAGTCCGTTGCCGAACCGAGTAGCTGCGGATCGTACCCACGGCTTCCGTCTCCACCGGACCCGCGTCCGCCTTCTCCGACTCCAGACCAGCGTCCGGATTTTTGAGTTTCGCCATCACAACCACCCCCCGCGTTGAACCGAGATTTGCACCGCTCCGGCTTACGCGACCGGAACCCATCGCCTCACACCGTTCATGCAGCGTTCTTGACTATTTGCCTCGGCTCCCACGTCGAAGCCGCACCGCGTTCGCTCGCCTTGACGCGGTAGACCACGTCCAGAGTGAACTCAGCTTCCGAGTTGGCCGGAGCCTGCACGACAGTGATCGGCCAGTTTTCCATGTACCGGAACGCCTTGGTCAAGTCACCGAGGAACCAGCTCGTGTCGGTCCCGAGCCGAGCCGCCAATTGTGCCGAACTGAGGATCTGGTATCCGGAGATCGGATTCGCCCAATTGACCGCGTTCGGGTTGCCAGAAGTAGCGAAGCCCGGAGTCGTAGTCGTCACCTGAGTTGCGGTCAGGATTCGTTGGGCAGTCCGCAAATTCTGGCGAGTCACCACCAGATGCTTTGGGTTCACCATGATCGGCTCGCCCGTGTAAGGGTCCGTCAATTGATTGAACATCAGCTCCGCCGCATCGACGTTGGTCCAGTCCACCAACGCATTGCTCGTCTTGCTGTTGATGTAGGGAGTCGAAGTCTGGTAGGTCGCGTAAGACGTGCCTTTCCACTTGTACCGGTGTGCGGTCCGGTTCTCGTCGATAACGCAGTCGATCAACCGCTTCTCCTTGTTGATCGCGAGCATCTCGCCGACTTCGGAACATCGGTTTTGCAATTGGCCGGTCAAATCGAAAAAGATTGCCTCTTTCGTGACGTGAACCATCAACCCGCTTTTGGTCGTGAGCGGAGTTTCGATGTAGTCCTCAGACACACCAGCGACCGGGTACGCCATGCCTTCGCCGACGGTCGTGCCCTCGTCGCCGATCCGGCTGATGCCCGGAATTTTCTGCCCGTTCAGTTGGGTCGATTCCGTAGGGATAACGTTGGAAAAGACGTTCTCTTCCATGTCGTACGCCTGCATGATCGACGTCACCAGCAACTGGCCAGTGATCCGAGAGAAGCCCCCGGACGTGACCGCACCGGATTCTTCCAACAGCTTCATCGTCACGCCGCCATGACCGCCATATCGCGGGTTCCAGCTCATCACGGCTTCGTGACCGCCGTCAATGAACGACTCCGCGATTTCTCGCAGCGAAACGTCCTTCAACGTGATTTGCTTCGAGTCGAGTCCCTCCTGAAACAGCTCGAAGAACTTGTCTTCGTTGCCGTCTCGGACGTGAGCCAAATGCTCTCTCTTCAGATTCTTGATGTTCAGCATTATCGACCTTTCGTGTTGCTTGGTTGAATAGATTCGATCACCGCCGGAGCGGGTCAGCGGAGTTGATAGGCCGAAACGTAATCCACGTAAACCGACTCGGCAGCGGCCGAGCCGATCTTCATCGCGACGCCAGCCTGCATCGCGGCCGCCGATGCCAGAAGCAACGTGTGAACAATCGGGACGCCGTTCGCGTCCGCCAGTTGGACGTCATCCACGTAGTACCGGGTCGTGCAAGTCGTCGCGTCTTCCGGTTGCGTTTCGATCCGCAGAGTCTGCGCAGCCGATCCGCCTGCGGTCGTTCCGCTGGTCGTTGAATACTGGGTCGTGCCACGGCTCGACCCGCAACGCCACACGGTTTCGCCGTCCACCTTGTAGATGTAGTGGCCGTCGTTGGTCGTGACCACGCCGCCCCCGTTGTCCACAAGCGTGTTCGCGGATGTCAGCACTGAGCAGAACCCCGCCAGCACGTTCAGCTTGTTCGTCGATCCTTCCGCGAACTGGATGCGGGCCTCATACACCATCGGCTTGTCAGCCAAGTCCTTGAAGTTCTTCTGAGTCGTCCCGATTGCCACTTCGTCGTTATCCGCTGTCAACCCGTACAACAGAACCCGACCGCCCGCATAGCTGGCGTCAATGTCCATTGTCGTGTTCGTGTCAGCCTTCAACGACGTCCAAAGGTGCGTAATCACGTACCAAAGGAAGTCATCGAAGAATCCGTAGAACTGTCGCTCTCTCGTCGCCTGTGCCCTTGGGACCACGTTCATCTTTATCACTCCTCTAACGGTTTGAATTGAACAATCGACTGCGTCCGGCTGCTGCCGGTCAGATGTTTCCGCTGGACTTGATGCGTTGCATGAACCCCTTGGCGTCGCCCGCTGGCTTGCTGGCCCCGGCTGATTCCATCAACGGCCGGGACGTCGCCGGTTTCGCCGGACCCGCTACAAGCGGCCACGACTCCAACAACAGCGACCGGTGCGCGTCGTCCTTCGCCTCGACCAACGCCCTCACACGCTCCGGCTTCACCTCCCGTCGCGATTCCATCAGCGTCAACCGGGCCGAGAGTTCGGCGTTCTTGACAGACTGCGATTCGATCAGCGACCGGAGGCCCTTGATCGACTCCAGAACGACCGACTCCGCGACCGGCACATCGGCCGCCACCGGTTCCGCTGGAACCGCTGCACCGCTCTTGAGGGTTTCGTGAGCCGTCAGTATCTCTTCGATTCGCGCCATCTTGGCCGCGATGTCCAGCGACTCGTCCTTGACCACCGCCGCCACCGCCTGCTCGAAGGCGTCCGCGATTGCCTCGTCCGGGTTCGCCTCCACTTCCATGCCATCGTTCGACATCGGCATCGGCATGTTGTAGGGAGCATCCATCAAAGCAGAGTCGCCGCCTTCCATCTCCACGAGATGTTTCGCCTTATAGATCGCACATTTGCCGGACTCAACCAGCTTCCGAATCGACGTTTTGACCACTGTCGCCCCCTTGTCGGCATCGACCGACTCAAAGATCCCCTCGTTCGTTGCCGGGCGTCCTACGATGTCCACCGATACGGCACTTGTCAGCGACTCCACCACCGTCTGGCCATCCCTGCGGACCGTCTCCCCTTCGGCGTTGTGAGACAACCCGAACTGTTTCGGGAACCGCTCCGCCGACTCGCAGACGGTACTCGCCGCCGAATGACTCTTGAGGAAGTGGAGATCCCCGTAGACGCCGTCATCCCGACGAGTCACCCCACGCAGTTCGCCGAACCCCTCCAAGAATCCACGCTCCGCCTTCGGCCGCGACTTGTCGGGATGATCCACGTTGACCTTGAGACCCTCGTAGATACGGACGCCGTCGTCCATTGCTTTGTCTGAGTAGACCCGGCCGTTCTTCGAGACGCGGCCGAGAATCTTCACCCCGCGAATGATACCGGCATCCCGGTCCACCGCGTCCGTCGCCAGATTCTCGCTGACGACGGTTTCGAGCATCTGCGTCCTGATCGACTTCATCGCCTTCGTTTTCATATCGACTCCGTTTGTTTGTGTCGCGTCATCCGAGTGACTGCTGACCAACATCAAAGGGATTCGACTAGAGAACCGAAACGAACGCAAGCGACGATTCCAAAAAAGATTCAGCCGGTCCGTCGCCACCATCTCACGGGGACGCCTTCACGGCCGCCCCGACATAGGAGATGTAACAGCGGCAATTCACGTGAGGCTCCGGAGGCCCTCCCGGAAACTTCCGCGACCACACCGGCCGCGTCGTGCCGTTCAGTGGAGCACAGACCGGGCAGACCTTGGCATCCCCGGACGTGACCCAGTAGTCGTCCTTGCTCAGCCCGACGGTTTCTTCGATCCCGTATTCAGACCCGAAGTGTTGCGCCCGCGTCGTCTCCGTCGTCGCGACGTTCGACCACCGAGCCGGGCCGAGCCATCGCACCGTCACTTGTCGGAGATCCGCCAGCCTCACCGGCTTGCCGTCCACGACGATTCCACGCAGCGACACCCGGAGGCCAGTCCGCGTGTTCTTGATCATGTCCCTCGCGATCCTCGCCCCCGTGCGGTTCGCCCACGCTTCCGCCCGTGCCGCCGCCCTCACTTCGTCCAGCCCGTGAGCGAACGCCGACGCCGCGAACGTCAGCAGCAGCAACGCGATCAGGACTTCCTCGATTTCCTTTTGGGAATCGTCCCACCACGTTTCCGGGACGTTCCGGATGTCCGGCGGATTCCCCAGCAGCTTCTCCAGCTCACGCCGTTGGTTCGCCCCCACGCGGGACAGCAACGCCGCCAGCTTCGCCTCACGCTGCATTCGGTCTTCGAGTTCAGCCACATCGTTCCTTCACCGGAGCATCTCAGCCAGAGTCATCGCCCGACAGCTCGCCACAACCTGCGCCGCTACGAACCCGTGCATCCACCACTGCCTCCCCTGCGAGGTTTCCCCGCCCGACGGGTACGAACAGGACTCCGCCGACTCATGCCGACGAAAGGCCGCGACGCCCTCATGTTTGATCACACCGGAAGGCCGCCGCTTGGCCGCCACCTCGCCAGCGGTTTCGATCTCGCCGCACTCTGCGTCCGTCTTCATCCCCGCCCCTTTCGCGTTCAACGCATCACGGATAATCCCGAATCGACCGCAAGACCTGCAACGCCTCTTCGGTCGTTTCTACCGATTCGAGGGCCGCCCCAACCGCAGCTTGTTCCGTGTCACTCAATTCTGGAGAGTCGATTGATCCGTCAGAAGCGTCGTCCAGATACTCCTCAGCCTTCACATCTGGGATCGACAACGCCGTAAGCATCCCCTTCGCGATGACACGAGACCCGCCCGCCTTGAACTCGTCGAGAATTTTTCGGATTGCCTTCGTGTTGCGATTCCACTGTTGCGTCGAGATGTTAGCCATCTCACCAGTCGCGCCGCTCACGTCAGCACTGGACGCGGCGGGATTCGGAGTCCCATCGGCAAGAATTGGCGAGACGTAGCCGATCAGCGGATTTAGGATTCCGTTCAACACATCAGCACTAAGCGACGGGAAGGCCGCTTGCATCGTAACCAGTGCCGTTTCCGGCGGAATCCGTTTGCTAGTCACCGCGTCGAGAATGTTCATCAGGCTGCCGATTTGCGCCCCATTAAGAGCCGACGCCGCGACATTCTCGGAACCAGCATCGACCACGCCTCCGGGTGCCGCAGACGCGATCTCTCCGCCTATTGCCGCCGACGCACTCGCCCCGGCCGCGACCTCCTCTTCGTAGTCCCGGCCGAGTTCGACCGCCGCCGTACGCAGCGAAGTCGCCCCAAGCCCGACCTCCTTCACCAATTGATCGACAAGCTGCGACCGATCACGGCTCGCCGGACTCGTGAAATCAACCGTGATGTCGATCAGCTCTTCCAGCCGGTCGCACGGGACGCCCCGCGTGTCGAGCCACCCGAGTTGCACCGCGTACCGAACGACCTTCCACAGCAGCGACTTGTACGCCCCGCCGTAGAACTGTTGATCGGCCTCACGTGCCTTTACGAACGGGGCCTCCGCCACGAGTCCGGAGGCAAAGTTGTTGTTGGACGCATCGCCTGAAATCATCGCGTAAGGCATCAGCCACCGCGTTCCGATCAGCCGCTCAAGCATCTCCTCAACCACTTGGAAGCCTGCGTTCCGCTCCGCACCCAACGGGCCGGGTTTGTATTGCTTGCCGATCCCCACCCGGAGGATCGACCCCTCTTTGTAGGTGACGGTCCGTTCCTGCCGCGATCCGTTCCGGCCGTTCTGGACGTTCCCGCCGATCCCCGGAGATCCCGAACCCATGATCTGAGACGCCGGAGTCCCGGCCGCGTACTCCTCAATCCACGCTATCGCCGACTGGAGAGCTGCGCCATGCGACAAGTTCCGCACCAGCTTCCCCACCCGATTGATCCGGTCGAGAACCGCCAGCCAGTCCGAGATCCCACGCTTGGCCGATCTCGGCACGTTCCGCTTGATATGGACGAACCGCTCCGGCGGAAAGAACTCGTAGTCGCGACCGGCTCCGTCGTAAACGACATGGTAGCCCTTCGCCCGAGACGGCCGCTTGAAATCCGACAGCACGCCGAACGACCACGACGGGACGAAACAATCGAAGTCGATTCCGAAGGCGTGACTGATCCACGGCTCAAGGCTCCGCCCGGCCGCTGGCTCCGTAAGCTGCACCGTCTCAATCGGTTCGCAGATGATGTCGTTGCCGTCCCGCTCAATCGGCAAGCACGCTTCGCCGTCGTCCCGGCTCCGCTGGTGGATTTCCGTGTCCAGCCCGTTGATGAACCCGTTGTTTTCGATGAACCGGTCTACCACACGCTTCACGTCGTCCACCAGATCCGGCGGAACATTTTTTCGGGCCGTTGCCCGGACTCCGACCTCAATGCCCTTGCCGAAGATGTAGACCCGCAAGGCCGTCGTGACCGCTTCCGTCAATTCGTTCAGTCCGATCACCCGACGAACGGACGCCAGTTGCCGGTGAAGGTCCGACTCGAATTGATAGACCGGGCGGAATCTTCCGTCGCTCCGGTCTTCAATGATCGCGTACACACCGCCCGGCGCAGACCCGGTTGCGGAGTCCCAATCGTTTTGCGGGAAGTCTTCCCACGGGACCATGTCGCCCCATACTGACTCGACCAGTTCTTCGGTTGCCATGTTCAGCGGGCCTTCCGTGCGGATTGCACGGAAGAACGCTATTCCGGCCGCCCGTTCACGTCAAGACGGACGGACTCGCCCGGCTCACGAGATCTGACAGGCAGTCCGCCCCCGCTTGCCGTGCCGCCTTGGCTCCGGAGTGAAGTCCAGCCCCTCGAACGCCTCACGGAACTTCCGGAGTGCCGACGCCTCAATCTTGTTCATCTGTTGCCGCGTCATCACGTCCTCGCCGGACGCCACTGCGAGCGTGTGAATCTCGCAGATCCTCAACCCGGCTCCGATCCTCACCAACTCCAACAACTCTTCCGAAGACCGACTGACCGGCCGCCCGGTTTCCGTGTTCTCGAATGTATGCTCGCCTCGCCTTGGCATTTCCAACCCTTCGTTGTTCGTTTGCAGATCCGACACCGACCGCACAACGACACACGCGACCAAAGGGATTACACCGACACTGACGACACTTCCGTTTCGTCCGAGATCCAGCACCCGTCGAGAATCGTGTTGAAGGCGTCGGCGCAAGCGTCCACCTCGTCGTCGGGTACGGACGAGTCCGGGAACCGGTCGAGCCGGTCGAGCAGCCGCTTGTTCCAGTCGGCTCTCACCATGTCCACTTGCCCCGAATTGACAGCCGCCGCGAACCGCGTCGCCCGCGTCGCCTTGTTTCCGATCACCGGGCCGCTCGACCAATTGCAGCCATTCAGCATCCGGGCGAAGTGGGCAACCTGCGACTTCCCGGCCTGCCCCGGATCTTGCGGCAGCCGTTGATGCACGCTAATCCCGTCCATGTCCGCCGCCTGTTTGATCCTCGCATCACGGCCGCCCGTTTCCCACTGCCCCGCGATCAGGTCGAGAATCACGTACCGGCCGTTCCCTTGAACTCCCATCTTGAGACCGGCCGTCCAGTCGCCGCTCCCTTCCAACGCCGCCAAGTCCCAGCCCCTCACGATATGCGTCGCCGTCGGCTCCCAATCCAGCACGCCGATACTTCCCGCCCGGAAGAACATGCCGCCCGTCAGCCGGACCTTCCAGTTTCCCCCGAGGAGCCGCATCCGTTCGACCGTTGGCAACGCCATCAGATTCGCCCGGTAGCCGGGGTCGAGCCGCTCAAGGGCCGGATTGTCCTCCAGCTTCGCCGGGATGAACGTGAACGATTTCGGGAACGATCCCGGATGCCGCCGCCGCAGTTCGTCGGCCGAGTCGCCCCACACCAAGACGTCGTCCACCCGGACAAACCATCTGAGCACGCCAGCCCGCTCCGGGATCGGATTGCCAGTCTCTTCGTCGACCCACCACGCCACGAGCGTCGCGACCCAAGAGTCCGCGTCCGGGTTCGTCGTTGCCCGGACGTAGGGCTTGATGCCGCACGTTGACCGGTTCCGGCTCAGCATGTACCAGAATTGCTTCTCCGTGAACGATGTCAATTCGTCGAAACAATTTTGATTGACGAAACCGAACGAACTCACATAATGGTTTTCGCCCTCGATTGTCAGGTCAAATACCGTCCGTTCCCCAACTGGAGTCAATTCGCATGAACAAAGCTGGACGTCCTCCGAAGCCAAGCGTCGTTCCTTCGTGTATGGGTGGTCGAACTCAAATCGACGCTTTTGGGTATGTTCTCGAATACGCCCCACACCACCCGGCCGTGACAAAACGGGGTTTCGTCCGCCAACATCGGCTTGTGATGGAAAAAGTTCTCGGCCGTTACCTAAGCGGGCTTGAGGTTGTTCATCACATTGACCGGAATCGCCAAAACAATGACCCGAGCAACCTCCAGTTGATGACGGATGTTGACCACAAGAATCTTCACGGATTTGAAGATGACCATGCCGTGAATCTTCCAGAAGAGTCCGTTCGTGCAGCACTACTTGGACGCTCCACGCTTGAGGCCGCCACGCTGCTCGGAGTCCACCACCAGACCTTACGGAACCGCTTCCCGCATCTGCTGACGACACGCAGACGCCCTTGCAACCCGCACTCTCCAGAAGTGGAGTCCGCCGTCCGGGTCGCCGCTTCTGACCCGTCAATCGGGTATCGCGACTTTGCCGCCGCGACCGGCATCTCTTCGCAGGTCGCGAAGTCGGTTTGCGAGCGGATCGGGATTGTCTGGCAATCGAAGCGAACGACTCCCATCCCCTGTCCGTCAAAATAGGATGGTCTTCGGGATGCGTTTGCGATCCGACGACGTCACCCGTTTCTGACACAATCGTCGCCGTGACGCATTTCGCTATTCGTGGGTCGTGCTTTCTTGTGATTCTTCTCGGCCCCGCCAGAGTCATCACGTAGTCGCCCTCCTGCACGTCATCGACCGCCACCCGACTCCCATCTGCCATCACAATCGGCGTTCCGCTTGCGACGCACATGAGACAGATTTGCGACGACTTCCATTTAAAGACGTCCTTTTCGAGCTGGATCGCTCCGAACGTGATTGACGCCCCGGAGTCGAACCGCCACGAATGCCCCGCCTGTTCAGCCTGTAGAAGCGGGTACAGCTTGACGGACTCATCCCACAACCCGCCTTCGTTCGTGATCTCCGGGTTTGTCCGCCGGAAGATCACGGCCCCGAAGTTTCCGTTCGTCACGTGTTGCAGCGGTTCCGTCAGCAGCGACCACGACTTCCCGCCGCCAGCCGCCCCGCCGTAGATGGCGATGTCCGCCCGCGACTTCCGGAAAATCCGCTGCGGGCCGGGTTGAGCCGGGTAGAGATCCTCGAAGTCTACCGCGTCGTCCGTCGGCTCCGCCTCGTCACCCGGCTCCGGCTCCAACTCCGGCATCAATCTGAGTCCCAACCTGCTGACCAAGTTCCCGAGTGAACTCGACCGAGATTGTCCGAAGTTCAGCCTTGTTCGTGACATTTCGCCTCACAATATCGGCCAGCCGGTCCACCAGCATCGTGACAAGACTCATCGAGATCACCTGTTGCGACTCTACCTCGCGACGCCGCTCCGACTCAATCAGTCGCCGCGTCGTGTCCAACGCCTTCCGGAACTCTTCCCACGCGAACTGCTCCCCGGCTCCGACGCCGAGCATCGTCTCCAGCTCCGCCTTCGTGTCCGCCATGACCCCGGCTTGCCGCGACACCTCCGCCGCGTCCCCAGCCTTGCTGGCCACCGAGTAAGCCGCGTTCGCCGCCCACATGGCTGACCAGACCTTCTTGGCCTCCGCCCAATTGGCCGCCCGCTCCTCCGCCGAGATACGAACCCACAGCTCTTCGCACCGGGCCGACATCTGCGCGATCCGCCGCCGCTGGTTCAGGAAGTCCGGGTCGAGCATCGCTTCATCGAAGAGTTGCCCCAACCGTTTCGGCATGTGACGGGAGAAGTTCTTCCCCTTGTACGAAGGCGAGTCCGAACCGACCTTGGCTCCACCACCGTGAGCCTTGCACGTCGTTCGCCCCTTCGCCGGGAACCGCCCGCACGTGTTGCCGTTTGCATGACAGTAGACTTTTCCGGGTTGCCTCCCCGGTTTCCGCCCACGTTTCCCCTTGGGTTTCTCAGCCTCGGCTTCCGCCATTGCGTTCTCCGTGAATTATCGACGCCACAGTTTCATCACCCTTGGTTCGATAATACCGAAGAATCACCCCAGAGTTCCAGCCGCGACCTCCCTTTCGTGCTTCTTGCGGATTGCTACCTGTTGATCCGTGACCCACGCTCTCCGGTACTCCACGTTCGCGAACAGCTTTGAAAATCCGGTAACGTGTTTCAGCTTGAGTAGTTCCTCCGGCTCCATCCCGAGTTCATTGCAGATTGCCGCGTCTTCCCAGCCGTTCTCCAGCATCGTGAACACCATCGACGCCATCCCTGTAATCGAGTGTTTCCCCCTCGCCCGATTGTGCCGAACCGTCGAAGCCATCCGGTCGTTGATTTCCTTCGCAATCACCACGACCGGAACCCGTCCGAGGTTTCGGGCCAGAATGTCCGGATTCGAGAACGCTGTGAAGTACCGGTGAAATCCGTCTACGATGCAGAATCGTCCCGTGTCCGGGTTTTGGATCGTGACAATCGGCTGCGTGTAGCCGTCGTGCAGAATCGACGTGTAGAGCAGCTTCATCTCCGACTTCGCCACCGAGTTCGGGTTGTAGTCGTTCGGGTCCACCATCCCTATCGGTACCCACCGCACGATGTCCACCGGTTGCGCCTTGAGCGGACTCGACCCGTGAAGAATCTCCCTCGCCTCAGCGATGAACGCCGTCTTGTCCGGGGCCGCGTCGCACGCCGCCGCTAGTTCCGTTTGCCACGTCATCCTTCCACCCGCTTTCCGATCAAGAGCTTTGTCGTTTCCCGGTCTTTCCGTTTGGCCGCTTGGCGTTCGTGATAGCGGTCGTTCGCCACCCCGCCCACGACGTTCTTCTGATGACTGTTCTCGAAAGAACCGATCTTCACCCCCCAATGGTCGTTCGCGAGGACAGCCTTGACCTGCATCCGGTGCAGCTTTTCGGTCGTCTCCGCATCGTACTTGCCCTCGCCCCGCTTCCAGAGTTTCCGAAAGTCTTCCCTGTCCGCCTCCTCCGTGACCAGATTTTCAACCAGATAGTCCCGATACTCCGCCCACGAAGTGAACATGAACGGCAGTTCCTTCGGGCAAAGCATATCGTCCCGCAGCTTGCCAACCGTGTTGACCCCCGACAATCGCCCGACGATCCGTTCCCACGTCTCCGGCTCCACCTCTTGGAGATAGAACAGATTCTTGACAGCCGTCTCGTGATGCACGTTTGAGACTCGCATGTCTCGCGGCGCAATTCCGTAGCGATACTGGAAGTCGTAGAGCGGGCAGTACTTCCATGCCTCGTCATGAATCGCCTTCCAGACATCCGAAAGCGACCAGTCGTAAATCGGGTAGAACGTGAACTGCTCCCGTTTCCGATCCAGCACCTTCCCCCACGCTTGTCCCTTGTACGTGTTCCCGTGCGTCAGCCCCCGGAGCCGGGACGGGCTTTCCTCGCACCGCATCCCGCCGATGTTTGCCGCCCGTTTCCCGCCTGCGAAGTAATTGATCGCCGCGTTGAACATCTCGCCGAAGCGGTCCGTCCCGAAGACGTTCTCGTGATAGCTTTCCGGCTCACGCTCCCGGATCCACGTCTTGCGCGGCTCCCAACATTGCAGCCAAGGGTCCGTCCCGGATGTCGCGTTGAATATCTTGAAGGGAACTTGGAGCCACAACGGCTTGACTCGCGGGTCCGACATCACCGTCCGGATGTAGTCGATAGCCATCTGCCACTCGGCCTCTTGGTCGATGAACAGCACGGGCAAAGGGAGCCGCCCCCGTTCCGCCGCCACTTGCAACGCCAGATGAAGGCAGACCGTCGAGTCTTTCCCGCCGGAGAACGACACGAAGACTTGGTCGAACTCGTCGTACAGCCACCGGATGCGTTCAAGTGCCGCTTCGTAGACCGTCTTCTGCAGATACAGTTTCATTGACCCCGCCCCCCGCAATCACGTAATTCCCAAACGGAACGCCGGGGCCAGTGTACTCGAAGAACGGAACCGCGACCCCCGACTGAAGGTGCGTCACCGGCACGTACCCCGGCTTGTAGAACATCATCACCAGCCGCCCGTAGGGATGAACCCACCGCCTCGCCCGCTCGACCGCGTCCGGCGTCACGTAAGACGCCGCCCCGAACAGCGACACGACAAGATCGTACTTGCGTCCGCTCCAAAACGACTCCAAAGGCGTCTGGATCGTTCGAGCCGTCGGGTACTTCTTCCCCAACCGTTCCAACATCCTCCCGCTTGGGTCGATGCCACAGTACTCGTCAGGGGCCGCACAGTCGAGAAACAGACCCGTCCCGCAACCGATGTCCAGCACCGATCCGCCACGGCAGCCGATCATCTCGAATAGCCGGACGTTTTCTGCAGCCGCTTCCGGCGTCGCGTGCATCTCTTCGTAGACCGGCGCGATCTCATCGTAAAGGCAAGGCGTGTTCAGGCGACACCGATTGATCAGGGTCGTCTGGTCGAGCGGAGAACCCATCGTCCAGTACCGCCACCCGTTGACGTTCAGGCAGCGGTAGTCGGTCCGCCCGAACCGGATTGTGTGCCCCGCGTCCCGGATGAACTGCACGACGGCCTCGAAATCCTCCGAGCCACCGGGCCACGCCTTCCGCAGCGTCCAGTAGTGCGGATTGTTCGGCATCGTTTTGGCGAACGTCCACGCCACCGTTTCCAGACGCGAAGCCGCGTCATCGAACGTCACGTCCGAGCATCCAGACCGAAGACCTGCCCGCAGTGCGGACAAGTGACCTCGACCAACTCCGGCCCCTTCTCCCCATCGAACCTCGCCGCCAGCCCGTCCCCGGCCGCGTCAATCTGTTCCGCCGTCACCGCCGCCTTGTCTGCCTCCGGCTGCGTGTTCGGAGTGAAGATGTATTCACCGCCGCCGAGCGGAACACCTATCACGGTTTCCCACGCCGCCCAAGATTCCTCCGACACCACACCGGACGCCTTGGCATCGACCGCCAGAGCCGCCGCAAGGGCCGGGTCGATTGTTGCCAGTGACGCCGTGTAGTCGAGCATCGCCAGCACTGTCGCTGCTTCCGCGTCGTTCAGGTCCGTGACCGCAACCAGAATCTCCCGGTCGTCCGCAAGATCGGTTCGCAAGTGGCCGTCGAGCAGCTGCACCGATCCGTCTGGCATGTCCCGGCCGATCACCGGAGCCACTTGGCCGATCCCGTCCAGCAACGCCGCGACATCCCGCCGCTGTTCGTCGCCGTGCCGCCGGAAGTTCTTCGCGTTCGCTTTGAGTTCCCGAGCCGGGATCAGAACAGTCCGAACGATCCGCTGCCGGACCGCGACCGGAGCCACCACCGCCGCCTTGTTTTTCGCCATCGTCCACCGCTCCCGCACGAGTAAGGTATTCTTCGATCCGATCTTCCAGCCGTCTCAGAGTCGCGTCAAGGCTT